AAATGTATAGTTAATTTTCAAGTTAAATTCTTGACTATTACAAGAAACATTTATTATTGAATAACCACAATTAGTTTTATCTTCAGAAATTTTAATTTCTGATTTATCAAATCCAGCTACATTTAGCATAGCTACATAACGATCTGGCTTATCAATAAAAGTAATTCCTTGTCTATTACTATTATAACTATGTTTATTTATTGCTACAATAGAGTCTTTCATCAATGAATTATTATTGCTTGTTGTGAAGAGTCCATTAATATCTAATGGCGTTAATGATGTTAGTGTATTTAATGTTGAGTTAAACATAGAATTTTATTATAATATTTTTTATGCTAATTGAATCTTAGAGAGAATTTCATCTAAAGACTTTTTATATGTGAATTTTTGACCCATAATTGAGCCACACATGTTAAATTGTCCCGCCAGTGTCTCACTTTTTTCCATAGCTGAAATTAATTCATTTTCATCAAATGTTAAGAATGTTCCTTGATTAAAAGAGTCATTTTCTTTAAAAAACACTCCATCTTGTACAGACTCTTCTCCATTTGGTTGAACTAATATTGAATTATCTTCGCTTGCCCATTCTTTATGGGCAGTTCCGTTTAATACAATACTCCATTTGCCCAATGCAGTAGCATTAAAAGCTGGAAGATTCCATCCTTCTCCTCCAGATAATCCAGTTAAATCAATATCAATTGCATTTAAAAAATCATTAACTTCAGTATTTGATTTTAACCAAGGTAAAAAATTAATATTTGAATAATGTTTTCCTTCTGTTAAATTTGCAATGATTTTTTGCATATCTTCTGGTTTAAAAAATGGATTTGTAATACAACAACTTAATAAATATTTGTTATTATTACCGTACTTTTTAAGCCATGTTTTAATAATTTTTTCAGTATGTTTTCGTTTTTCAAACTTTCCACAAAGTCCAAAATGAATAACATCTTGCATGTATTTTTTTTCTGTTGCATGAAAGTCTTCATCAAGACCTAATGAAAAAGTATCGGATCCATCAAACTGATCTTTAGCAAACTCAGAAGAGAAAAATGTTTTATCTTGCATTTTAGCAATATTTTTCTCAATATTAGTTGGAGAATTACATTCGTAAAATGTTAATAAATATTGTCTTCTGGATCTAAGTTGATCAGATCCATTCAAATGCCATAGTTTTAATGTAGTTAAATCTTTATTTAAAGCATCATGACGATGATTCATTGAGTGATTCAACCAATCAACAAATTGATTGGGGACTTTAAATGATGTTAAATCAATATTTCCTATTGGAAAATATGCTATTTCAATTCCAGCTTTAAAAAATTCTCTTAAAAAATTAAAAGAAACATTTCCAAAACTTAATTGATTTAATGGTGCTTCTACAATTAATTTCATTTATTAAAATGGCACATCAGAATCATCTAAATCTGAATGGGAAGATGATTTGGTATTTTTGGTATTTTTGGATGTTTTAGATGGTTCTGTATTATTTGATCCAGTAGGCTTTTTTTCCTTAGTCTCTGTTTCGTCTTCTTTCTTTCCTGTTGAACAAAATCTAACATCTTGTGCTTTGACATAAAGTTTAGAAAATTTTTGTCCGTCTTTTTCCCAGGTATCCATGCAAAGTCGCCCATCTACAATTACAGTTCGACCCTTCTTTAACCATTGTGCGCAAAATTCAGAGATTTTTTCCCAAGCTTCAACATCAATAAAAACAGAATTATCCTTTCTAAAAGGATCATCAACTGCAAGTCTCAACTTAGAGATTCCAGTTCCATTTGCTGTAAATTTTGTCTCTGGATCAGAGACAAGGTTTCCAATTAGTACTACTTTATTATACATAAATATCTTTTTTAATTTCTTCTATGAATCTATCGTGGATGTTTATACAGCCTTGAACACTAACATTTAATTGGGCTGAAATATTTTTCCAAGGCATGGTTTTATTTTTTTCTCCTACCTTGTAGCGTAACTCTATAATTTTTGATACCCTTTTGTCAAGATGATTCTGAGCTTTTTCGTAAATTTTTGTTATCATTTCTTTTGAAGAAATATTTTCGACTAGTTTAGAGTCTGTGAAATTACAATCTTCTTTTAAATTATCAATATCTATATATTTATATTTTGTCCCTCTATTAAACATATTGAGACATTTCCACTTTGTCTCATTTCCTAAATATGTAGAAAATTTTGTATTCCTATCTGGATCATAATTTAAAATTGCTTTATAAATAGATATATTTTTTTCGTCTATGATATCATTTTTATCTAAAAAATCGCAATCGTTTGGTATCACAGAATTAACCATATCCAAATAAATTCCAGAATGTCGTTCTATTAATTCGTTTAATGAAGTTTCATCCCCTTCATTTTTTACTTTTTTTATAAGGGATATGTCGCTTTCCATAAATCTATGTATCCATCTTGTTGTAGGATAGCTATAATAAAAGATTCAACCATTTCTTCAATTTCATTTTCGTTGTCTGTAGTTGTCCAAGTATATAAAAATGAAGATTTACAAGCGACTATTGGAGCATTTTCTTCTTCTTCTTTATTGGCTGGAGTTACATAATGACCTTCTGAAATAGTTCGACTTAGATTTAATAAAAAAGAATGTTTTGAATTTAAAATCCAATCAGCTTCATTTTCATATCTAATATCAGTTACTACTGGAAGAGTTCTTGGTTCAAAATTTGAATCTAAAATATTTATCCAATGATCTGGATCTGCTTTTCTCCAAGATTCGCCATAGCCAACAAGTAGCGGTCTTATAATTTTCTTTTCTTCACTATCTTTTGTAAAAGCAGAAATATTAAAATCACCTTCTGTTAAAAAGGTAATATCAGTTTTTAACTGAGTTGCTAAAGCGTAAGTTTTAGCTTTAATTCCATATCTAGTTAAAATTTTAACTAGAGCTTCTCCAAAAGTGTCTTTTCCTGTTCTTGCGTATCCAGATATTCCAAACATATTATTCTCCTGTGCTTCCAAATTTTCCAGTTGATCTTCTAGATGGCGCTAACTCTGGTACATAAACATGTTCAACTTCAATAGTTTCATTAACTATTAATTGACATATTTTATCTCCATTTTTATAAACCTTATCAAAATCAATAGAACATACAAATTGCTCTAATTGAGCGTCCCATTTTAAATCCTTTGGTTGAAAAACATATTTAAATCTAACAAATATTTGATCTCTGTATTCGGGATCAATCAAACCAACAGAATTCGCTAAAAGTAAATTATATTTTGAAATACTGGATCTAGGTCTGACATCAATATATAAATTTGTTTCTGAATTCTTTTGAAGGCAATCAATAAATAAATTTGTTTCAAATTCAATAAAATCAACAGATCTCCAATTTCCATCAGTTGCTTTAACTCCTATTACTTTAGGTTCCGAAGTGCAACGCACATCAATGCCAATATCGGAAGAATGAGTTTTTTCTTCTAATTTTAAATTGTTTTTTATAAAAATTCTTTTTGTCATTTTTTTATTTATTTATTTAAAAGCTCTTCTAAAGATTTAGCTTCTGAATGAAAACCAGCATTTGCCAAAATCATTGGAGAGTAAAATTCTATAATTTCATTTTCCTCTTTATCTAAAAAGAGATTATTATCTAATTTTTTTATTGCGATTGAAGCCGTTAATGAAAATTTATCGGATTCATCAGTCATCATTATATTCTCTATTGCCAACGTAGCAGCATTTTCTTCAGAATCCGATTCTACTATACATTGCCAATCAGCGCTTTGACATAGATATAAAAATTCTAAATTGTTAATTTTCCTAATCATTATTAATAGAATATCTTCTTTTCTGAGAAAGTCAACATAAAATATGATTTTTTTAAAAATCATTCTGAGCGCAGCGAAGATTAAAAACGGTTTTTAATTTGGAGGCGTTTCGCTGAAAATATTTTAACTACACTTTTTTGGCAATGTCAAGCCTAAAATGCAAGTTCTTTAATTTTTTTGTTTATTCTTGACCTACGCATTTAGATGTGTAAAATCATAACCACTATGATTTTCGAGGAACAAATCTCGCGAAAACCCAACCTATACCCTTGGACTGAAAAATTTAAAAAAGTAATGCATGACGGTTTTTGGACAGACAAACAATTTTCTTTTGCTTCAGATACGCAACAGTTTAAAACCGACTTAAACGACAAAGAAAGAGAAATTATTGTTAGGACGCTATCTGCTATAGGACAGATAGAGGTAGCCGTGAAGACGTTTTGGGCTAAATTAGGAGACAACCTACCACAGCCTTGTTTTCAAGATCTTGGTTATGTAATGGCAAATGTCGAAGTAATTCATAATGACGCATACGAAAGATTACTTTCTGTTTTGGGGCTAGAAGACGTTTTTGAACAAAATTTAAAACTTGATTGGATACAGGGTAGAGTCAAATATTTAAAAAAGTATACACATAAGTTCTACAAAGATAGCAAGAAACAATATCTATATGCAATTATCTTGTTCACTCTTTTTGTAGAAAATGTATCTTTATTTTCTCAATTTTACGTCATTAATTGGTTTGCAAGATTTAAAAACGTCTTAAAAGACACAGATCAACAAGTAAAGTACACTAGGAACGAAGAGAATATTCATGCTTTGGTTGGTATTAAAATTATTAACACAATCAGAGAAGAGTACCCAGATTTGTTTGACCAAGAATTACAGGATAAAATTCTAAATGAAGCCCATGAAGCTTTTGAGTCTGAATCAAAAATTATTGATTGGATGGTAAATGGTACAAATGAAACTAATTTAAGCGCTGATATTTTGAAAGAATTTATTAAAAATAGAATCAACGAATCTTTGTTGCAAATAGGATTTGCAACTCCTTTTGTCTGCGACAAAGGAATCTTAGAAAAAACAAATTGGTTCACGGAAGAATTGTTTGCAAACAATATGGCAGATTTTTTTCATTCTAAGCCAACAGAATACTCACAAAAGGATCAATCATTTACAGCTGACGATTTATTTTAATATGGAAGATATATACTGGTTAAACGAAGAATCTAGAATTTTTTTGAGTAGAGGCTATTTATTAGACGGAGAAACAGCAGAACAAAGGATAAAAGACAATGGTATAACAGCAGAAAATATTTTAAAAAATCCTGTATATGGAAATCCTGCACAATTTAATGGGTTTGCAGATAAATTTGAATCTTATTTGAAAAGGGGTTGGTATACACAAAGTTCCCCAATCTGGTCTAATTTTGGAAGAGAAAGGGGTTTGCCAATCTCTTGTTTTGGATCATATGTTTCAGATACTATGGACGCAATTATGGACAAGGTATCCGAAGTTGGAATTATGACAAAAGGTGGTGGCGGTACATCTGCATTTTTTGGAGAGTTGCGTCCAAGAGGATCGGTTATTTCTTCTGGTGGCAAATCTACTGGAGCGGTCCACTTCATGCAGTTATTTGATAAATTGATGCAAGTAGTTTCACAAGGAAATGTAAGAAGGGGATCATTTGCATCTTATCTTCCTATTGATCATCCAGACATACATGAATTTTTAAAAATTAAAGGAGAGGGAGATCCAATTCAAGATATTTCAATAGGAGTATGCATTTCTGATGATTGGATGAAGTCAATGATTGGTGGCGATAAAGAAAAAAGAAATATTTGGGCATTGTTAATCGAAAAGAAATTCCAAAGTGGATATCCATATATTTTCTTTACTGACAATGTAAATAATGCAGCACCTCAAGTTTACAAAGACAAAGGATTAAAAATATCCCACAGTAATCTATGCACAGAGATAATGCTTTCAAATTCCGAAACAGAATCTTTTGTTTGCAATCTTTCTTCTTTAAATTTGGAAAAATGGGAGGAATGGAAAGATACGGACGCTGTAGAAACTCTAGTTTTCTTTTTGGACGCTGTAATGACAGAGTTTATAAATAAAACAGAAAATATGCATCACATGCAATATGCTAGAAATTTTGCTATCAATCAAAGAGCGTTGGGTATTGGTGTCGTTGGCTGGCACTCCTTATTACAATCAAAAATGATTGCGTTTGAATCTATGGAGGCTAAATTTTTAGATTCTAAGATTTGGAAAACAATTCGCCAACACGCGGATGCAGCCACAGAAAAACTTGCTGGATATCTAGGAGAACCCCCTTTACTTGAGGGCTATGGAAGAAGAAATGTTACAACACTAGCTATCGCGCCAACAACTTCTAGTTCGTTTATTCTTGGTCAAGTCTCTCCAAGCATTGAGCCACTAATGGATAATTACTTCGTTAAAGATTTAGCAAAGTCTAGATCTTCATATAGAAATCCATATTTAAAGAGTGTTTTAGCTGATCATTATAAAGATAATGAAGAAATATGGACTAGTATTTTAAAGTCTGGCGGTAGCGTTCAACATTTAAATTTCTTATCAAAAAAAGAAAAAGATGTGTTCAAAACATTCGGAGAAATTAGCCAAAAAGAAATTGTCATACAAGCATCTAGAAGACAAAAATATATTGATCAAGGACAAAGTTTAAATCTTAGAATTCATAAAAATACAAAACCAAAAGAAGTAAGCGAATTAATGATCTTTGCTTGGGAACAAGGAATTAAATCTTTATACTATCAAAGGGGTGTAAATCCATCTCAAGAACTTGCTAGATCAATTATGGAGTGCAAGAGTTGCGAATCTTAATGACTTTTTATAAAAATTAGTGTAATATTTTATCAAATGGAACTCGATTTTTCTGAACAAATTAAAAAATTGTTCGCAAGCAAGGCAGAAAAAACCTGCCCAAATTGCGACAAACCAATGTCAATGTGCAAATGCGATACATCTAAATCCAAGATGCATCCTGACAAGGAAGATAAGAAAGATAAAGAAATGGAAAAAGGAGATCCAAATGCTGAAAAAGATGAAAAAATGAAAGCTAAAAAAGCTCAAGAATCTAAAGACATTAAAGATATTGAGAAAAAAGGCGACATGAATTCAAAAGCTGGGAAGATGTGTTCAAAATGTATGTCTAAAATGGAAGATACATATGCAGATAAAATGTGCAAAAAATGTATGGCAGAAATGGATGACACATATGCTGCGAAATCAAAAAATGCTACGAATAAAGATGTAGAAGAAGATCCAAAACATGAGGCTGGAGAATCTCAAGATGAAGAAAATAAAGAAGATCTTGAGAAAATGAATAAAAAAACAAAAGCAAAAAATAAAGATCCAGAAGAAGACCCGAAACACGAAGCTGGAGAATCTAAAGATATTGAAGATAAAGAAGATTCTCAGCAAACGAATAAAAAAACAAAAGCCAAAAATAAAGTAAAAGCATCCTTACAAAGCAAAGTAGAAAAATTTAACGAAAATAATGATCGTCAAATTACTTTAGCTCAAGTTGAGGAAGTTTTTAATAGAGGGTTAAAAGCTTTTGACACTAATCATAGAGTTGGAGTTTCTAAAATTCAATGGGCATTCGCTAGAGTTAATTCATTTTTTAAGATGGTTTTAAATCAAGTTGTTAATACATCTTATGCAAAAGCAGATAGTGATATTCTAACAAATAATTTTGATTCCTCAAATACAGAATTTTCTGCATTTTCAGATATTGAATTTCAATTAGCAAAAATTTCAATTATAGAAGCTGGTTTAACCGATACAGAGTTACTTGAAGAAGTATCTTTTGCGGCAGAAGATAAAAAAAAAGCAAGACTCTAAATAAACCTTTTAGATTACCTTCTGGATCTAAAAAGAAATTTGGAGTTTATGTAAAAAACGATAAAGGAAATGTCGTTATGGTCAAGTTTGGAGATCCAAACATGACTATAAAAAGAGATAATCCTGAGCGTAGAAAAGCTTATAGAGCAAGACATGGTTGCGACAACCCTGGTCCAAAATGGAAGGCTAATTATTGGTCATGTAAAAACTGGAGCAAGACTCCAGTTAGCAAAATAACATCTTCAGAAACATTTTCGCAATCACTCTCTCAAAATTGCAGATGTGGATGCGAGAGTGCAACTTGCCAAGAAAAAGATATAACCGATTTAATTGAAATTGAAGGTGCAAAAAAGGGTCTTTGGGATAATATAAGAGAAAAGAAACAAAGAATGGGTAAAAAATATAAACCTGCAAAACCAGGCTCTGAAGATTACCCAGAAAAAGAAGCTTACAAAAAAGCCCAAGCAGAAGAATATGACTGGGATGGAGAACAAGAATTTAATCAAGAAGAATTTTTATTGTTGGATCCATCTTTAGCTAACGTAGAAATTATAGAAGATTAAGTTATTATTTGAGTGATTTCCATTTATCATTCAGCTTTTAATTTAAATAAACATGGATTTGTTGGATGGCAGGACTGCTTAGGCAAGTCCTGCCATTTTGCTGACGAGGTTGTGGTTGCAATAAACACATCGGAAGATGATACGGAAAACAGTATAAGAAAAATTCTAGCAAAAGAAGCAAAGTCTTATCAGATTATAAATACATCTTTTGATTACAAAGATCCTTGGTTAGATGGCAAAATTAAAAATGCCGCGTTGCAAAAATGCACACAAGAATTTAAAATTCAATTAGATCTTGACGAGTACATTCCTATTGCACAAAGGAGCTTATGGAATAACTTGTGTTTTAGATTAAAATTTAATTCTGATATTCAATGCGTCGCTGTACCATCAGTAGATCTTTACAAAGATTTTCAGCATTTTAAATCAATAAATCACAAACAATATCTCAATAAAGGCATTGCCTATAGAGCGCCTCAAATTGCCGCTAGAAAATCAGATGGAACCATCAATACATTAATGAGTGATGGCTGTGACCTTGTTGATGAAAATGGAAATTTTATTCCTACACAAGGACTAGATAATAGACTAGAAGCATTAGAATCAAATCAAATTCCATTTGTAGTTCATATTGGATACGTTGATTTAAATTCTAGATTAAAAAGAAATCATGAATTCTGGAATGAACATTGGTATGTAGAAGGAGGAGGGCAATCTCCAGCTCATAAAATTCACATGGAAGAAAAAGATTTTGATTATGAAATTTTCGAACACAAATTAAATTTATGAAACAACATTTTTTTGAAAAAGTAGAAGGATGGTTTTCCTATCCGCAATTATATGCTTATGCAGTTCATAGTTTCCCATATGGAAAATTTGTAGAAATAGGAACTTGGCTTGGTCAAAGTGCAGTATTTATGGCTGTAGAAATAGCAAACTCAAAAAAGAATATTGATTTCTTTTGTGTCGATACTTGGAAAGGCAGTGAAGAACACATGGACGACCAAAGAGTTGTTGAAGATAAATTATACGAAACTTTCTTAGAAAATATTAAACCAATTAGCGAATACATAATCCCAATGCGACTAAGATCCGATCAAGCGGCAAGTCACTTTAAAGATGAATCTTTAGACTTTGTATTTATTGACGCAAATCATGAATACGAAGAAGTAAAAAAAGATATTGAATTGTGGTATCCCAAAGTAAAAAAGGGCGGTATTTTTGCTGGCCACGATTATAGCGATACTTGGCAAGGAGTTGTTCAAGCAGTAAACGAGTGGTCACAAAAAAACAATATACAAGTATCAACAGCAGAACTTTGTTGGATAACAAGAAAATGAAAATAGGAATTATAATGTATGGTGGAATTGGAGATCATCTATTAGCTAATAGATTTGTTCCAGCCGTTATAGATGAATACTCGCCTAATGAAATAGATATAATTAGACCTTATTTAAATAATGTAGATGAACATATAGGTAAAAACTATCCATTATTTATTCAGGAAAGTTTTAACTTTTATAATAAAGTTATTTATGTAAAAAAAACCAAGAGTACGCATCAAGATATTTGGATAGACATGCAACAAACAACAAATGAATTTGATGAATTTGTTAATTATAATAAGGTTTATAATTTTGTTCCAGACACCATGTTATGGCCAAACTATACAGATTTACCATTGGCAAAATATTATAAACATTTTCCTCGGCCAAATATTACATTACAAAATAACAAAAAAGATTACGTGTTTTTCTTTCCAACCGCGAGAGAGAATCAACACGAAATGCATAAAATACCAAAAGAAAAAGCAAGACAAATTGTTTCGTTTTCAAAAACAAATAATATAAAACTAGTGTGTCCAGTTGCTTCAGATAATACTTTTTTAATAAATTATTGTAATGATATAGGTTTAGATATTTTTTATTGTGAATTAAATGAACTTTGGGAATTTTCTAAAAATTGTAAAGCAGTAATTTCTTGCGATAGTGGACCAAGATTTTTTCCATTACATTTTGGAAAACCAGAAATTATAATTACTAATTTTTTTGATGATGATTTTTTGGTTAGATGGTTATTAAATCCAAATTGGGTAATGCCAATGGAATCTACCATAGAACAGATTTTTGAAAGATTAAATATTTTATTAAATCCAATAAACCAATGTCTTTTACATTAGATGTAGATTCGCTTTTTTTTAATAAAAAAATAGGTATAACTGGAAATGGTCCAGGTGGAATAGGAGATGCTTTAATAAAGAGTTCATTTCCAGAGAATTTCTATAAAAATTATAACAATAAAGTTATAGATTTAGATAAACATTGGATATACGATAGCAATCCTTATGTTGTAAGGAATGAAGATCCAGAAATTATAATAGATTTTTATAGAGATCAATTAGTTATAATTGATATGGGTATTAGAATTTCACATAAATCTAATGCTGCAGAATTCTGCTGGAATTATAAAGTTCCAAATATATTTTTAAGACATCCAAGACTTTATATATTTGAAGATGAGCCTCAAATTTTAAATAGATTAGTAATTCATGTAAAAGGCATTACAAATGGCTTAATGGCACAACATGTAATTGATCATATTCCATCAAATTATAAAAATTACGAAATAATTCAAATAGGAATGCCAAATGAACCTCAAGTAAAAAATTCAATAGATAAAAGAGGATTATCAAAGTTAGATACTATTAAAATAATTTCTTCTGCTGCTATTTATATAGGCGTAGATAGTGGTTTTTATCATGCGGCAAACTGTTATCCCAGAGTTAGAAAAAAAATAGTTTTAAATTACGACGAAGAAAGATTGAATAAAATCATTCCATTAGATATCTCTAATAATTTTGAATGGCTTGATTTTAATACTGAATATTTTAATATATACCACAAAGATATTGGTATAACGAATAGTTTTTTAAAAATATGAACTGGCCATTAAATGTAAATAATTTTACTTTTCTAGATAAATTAAAAATATCTTTTTTTATTTTAAATCCAAACAGCAGGTGGACACAAGATAAAAAAGTAAAACAATTTGAAGAAGAAATGGCTTCATTTATAGGAAGCAAATATGCAGTTTTTTGCTCTAGCGGTTCAACAGCTAACACAATGTTAGCAATGATGTTGAAAGACAAAAATAAAGAAAAGAAAACTATTATTTTTCCATCCACAACGTGGACAACTTCTATTTCCCCTTTTATAAGAGAAGGGTTTGTGCCTAAATTCGTAGATGTGAATCTTGATGATTTTTCATTTAATTACGATCAGCTAGAAGAAGTTTTAAAAACAAATGAAGATATAGCATGTATTTTCGCAACTAGTCTGTTAGGGTTTGTTCCAGATTTAAATAAATTAAAACAATTATCAGATAAATATTCTGTTAAATTGATGTTGGATAATTGCGAAAATACGTTTGGAAAATTTGAAGGTAAAAACGTATCTTCTTTTGCAACATCTACAACAAGTACATATTTTGGACATCAACTTCAAAGCATTGAGGGAGGATTTGTATTCACAAATTCAAAAGAGGAATATGATTATTGTTTAATGTTAAGAAATCATGGCATGACAAGATCAGTCAGCGATTCAAATCAGTATAGAAATAATGACGTAGATGGAAGATTTGATTTTTATTGTTTAGGAAACAATTTTAGAAATACAGATTTAAATGCATTTATTGGACTTATTGATTTCTCAAAAAAGGAACGATATATAACAAAAAGAAAAAATATTTACGACTTATTTTCTAGTAAATTAAATTCTAAATACATTTTGCCACATACATTTAATAATAGAGAAGCTAGTGCATTTAGTTTACCTATTATTTTTAAAAATTCACAAAAAAAGAAAGAAGCATTAAAATATTGTGACGATCAAGGAATTGAAACAAGGCCAATTATTTCTGGTAATTTGCTAAGGCAAACATGTTACAAAGATTTTGCTTCTTACAAAAATTTTCCAATGAGCGAGCTTTTACATCAAAACGGTTTTTATGTTGGACTTCATGCAAAATTAACAGAAAAACAAGTAGAAGAATTAGTTAATTATTTAAATAATCTATAATATGTCAATAGAAAGAATAACAAAAATTAGCGAATTACTTTTAGAAGAAATTGCAGAAAGATTTGATAAAGAATCAATCAATTCAAATGATATTGAATTCAGCGAGAGCTTTGCCGAGATCTTAGATCGGTTTATTGTTTTACATATTAGAATGTGGAAACTAGAAGACGCGATAGGAGAAGCGACTTCAAACGATGAAATTGCAGACTTAAAAAGAAAAGTTGATTACTGCTTTAAAGATAGAAGACCAAAGTTAACAAAAGCAATTAATTCTTTTCTAGATGTTTATGTTGACAAGAATCATGTCAAAAAATTCTCAGAAGAAAACGTAAAATTATATAAAGGTTTTAAAAATTAATATGAAAAAAGTACTAATCACGGGCGTCACTGGACAAGATGGCAGCTTAATGGCAGACTATCTATTAGGTAATTTTAATGATATAGAAGTATATGGAACTCAAAGAAGATTGAGTGTTCCCAACAGACAAAATATAAATCATCTATTATCACATCCAAAATTCAAATTGATTGAAATGGATGTGACGGATTCAGAAAGCATTAATTCTGTAGTTACAGAAGTTTTGCCAGATTATTTTATTAATTTTGCAGCAAATTCATTTGTTGGAAACAGTTGGAAAATGCCACTAAATCACATGCAGACAAATGCTATTGGAGTTCTTCTTTGTTTAGAATCAATTAAAAATATTGCTCCTCTTTGTAGGTTTTATAATGCTGGAAGCTCAGAGCAATTTGGAGACGTTGATTATGCTCCACAAGATATTAAACATCCATTTAAACCAAGATCTCCATATGGAGTTTCAAAATGTACCGCCCATCATTTAGTAAAAGTATATAGAGAGTCTTATAATATATTTGCTGTACAAGGTATTCTTTTCAATCATGAAGGAGTCAGAAGAGGTGAAGAATTTGTTACTAGAAAGATTACAAAAAATGTAGCAAGAATTTTAAAATCCTTAAAATCTCACAATGAAAAATTTGAACCTTTAGAACTTGGCAATATTTACAGCAAGAGAGATTGGAGCGATGCGGAAGATTTTGTTAAAGGTATTTGGTTGATGATTAACCAAGATAAACCAAAAGACTTTGTATTATCTTCTAATGAAACTCATACAATTAAAGAATTTATACAATTAGCGTTTGAGTACGCAAAAATCAAAGGAGAATGGCACGGTGAAGGTGTAAACGAAAAATTTTTATTTAGAGATTACAATGGAGAATACAAATACTATGCAGATGATTGTCCATTGGTTAGGATAAATGAAAAGTTTTGTAGACCTGCTGAAGTAGAATTATTATTAGGCGATTCAAGTGAAGCGAGACAAGAGTTAGGATGGAATCCTGAGACATCCTTTGAAAATCTTGTTAAAAAAATGGTTGCAATTGATATTGGCATGGTATAGCATTTTGCGATGCCACCTAAAAAGAAAGGATTGAACAAAAAATTAATTTTAAAAAATCTGATTATTATACCAAGGGGTAGCAAGAGAGAAATTTACGCCAGAGAGATGAAATTGCTCAATGATTTGATTGCTAGATATTCAGAAGATTTTATTTGTGTCTTGACATTGAAAGAAAAATATGATAGCATCGCTGTTATATTAAGTGAGTCTTATAAAAAAGAACTAGATCTAAAATTTAGTAATTTTAATTATAAGATAGATATTAATAAATATGCTTTGCCCACCTTAACCGAAAAGGTTGGTGAAGATATTTGCATTTCGATAAAACCCAAAACAATTAAAAATTTTCTAAATGGCTAAACAAGAAAAAACCGTAGTTACATCAAAAGACGTTCTTTCTACTTATTTAAAGGATAATAAAGAAGATCATTATAATTATGAAGAGGACGTTCTTTACAAAGCATCCAGCGGATCTCTTCAATTAGATATTCAGCTAGGTGGTGGATTTGGTCCAGGTCTTCATAGATTTTGCGGCATTAATGAAGGTGGAAAGACTTCTGCTGCTTTAGAAGTTATGAAGAATTTTTTGCTTACAATTCCAAATGCAAAAGGCTTTTACATTAAAGCAGAAGGAAGACTTTCTGAAGAAATGAAAAAAAGATCTGGAGTTCCATTTACTACGAATCCAGAAAATTGGGAACTTGGCACTTGTTTTGTTTTTGAAAGTAATATTTATGAAACTGTAGTAGACGCAATGAGAAATCTTGTTGCAAAAAATGATGAAAAAATTAAATATTATTTTCTTCTTGACGCTGTAGACGGTTTAATTACGAAGGGGGATTTAGATAAAACATTTGAAGACTCCAATAAGGTCGCTGGAGGCGCTGTAATAGCCGCCAACTTCATGAAGCGCATGTCTATCGCATTGGCGAAGAGAGGGCATATGGCGGTCTTTGTGTCGCAAGTTAGAGCAGATATTAAACTAGACCCTTATTCCAAGGCTCCAATTCGTCAAACATCAGCAACTGGAGGGAACGCTTTGTTGCATTTTGCAAATTGGATTCTTGAATTTGAACCGAGATTTAATGGAGATTTAATTTTACAAGATTCTACAAATAAAAAAATAGACCTTGAAAAGAATCCTGTTATTGGTCACTGGGCAAAAGTTACAGTCAAAAAATCGCCCAATGAAAAAACGAATCTTCAAATTCCATATCCAATTAGATATGGTAGGAAAAATGGAACTTCAATTTGGGTAGAGAAGGAATTGGTAGATCTACTTTACGCATGGGAATTCATGAATAGATCTGGAGCATGGGTGAAACCATCTGAAGATTTTATTGAATTAGTTAAAGACCTAAATATTGTAATTCCAGAAAGTTTTCAAGGCGAAAAGGCTTTATTTAAATTTATCGAAGAAAATCCAGAGTTGATTAAATTTTTAACTAATTATTTTAAGAATTCTATAAATGAAATTCAAAACTCTTGATGGTAAAGAGAGGACTCTTAAAAATATAAAAAATTGCATTATTGATTGGGATGCAAAAAGCAGAAGTAAGTTTCAATTTTCAGTAAAGCAATTTTTAAAAACGTATTGGAAGGGAGATGTTGTTTTTGAAGAATTGAGAATAGTTGGAACTAGACTATCTCTAGATCTTTATAACGCTAATAAGAAAGTTGCTATAGAAGTTCAAGGAGAGCAACATTTTAAATATGTTCCATTCTTTCATAATACACGGGGAAGTTATTTAAAACAAATAAAAAGAGATGTAAAAAAGAATGAATTTTGTGAAATCAATGGAATTCATCTTGTAGAGATTTATCCAAATGATTTTTTATCTAAAGAGCTTTTTGAAAAATTTGGCGTTTATTTATAGTGTAAATAAAATATGCCAAAGAAAAAACCGAAATTTTCAAAATTCGAAGTTCCAGAAGCATTTTTAGATACTCTATATGAACTTACAGGAGGTAAAGATAATCATAAAGGGTACATTGTTTGTTTTATAGATGAAGAAGGAAACGGGCAAGTTAAAAGCAAATTTGATTCTCAAGCAACAGAGTTTGCTCTTTTGAAGTTTCTTGAAGTTTACTCTGAGAATAATTTAAATTCGCGTGAAATTCAAATATATCCAGATGAATTCTTTGGAGAAAGCGAAGAAGAGGATTGACATTTGTTAACTGTATGCGATTATAGGGCATGATTCAATCTTTCGAATTAGAAAAACAGCTTCTAGCTGGTTTATTGCGTAATTCGGAATGCTTCGCAGAGATTTGCTCCTTTATAGACGAGAGAGATTTTTATTCTGAGGATTCCGTTCTGCACAAAACAATTTTTCTTGTAATTAAACAAGCGATAGAAAATTGTGATGGAGTAGATGATGTGATAATAGCACAGAGAGTAAAGTCTATCGGACTTTCTTTTACAGAAGATATTAATCCAGCGGATTATATCAAGTCTTTGGCCATGAAGAAGGTCATTCCCGAAAGCACCATTAAGGCTGCAAAGGAACTTAAGAAATATACAATCAGAAGAGAGATACACGAATCTTCTCTTCAAGTTTCAAAAAAGATGCTATCTATACCAGCAGATAGCTCTTATGTAGATATTATTGAATGCGCTGATAAGATTTATAATTCGCGTATAAATCATTATGAAATAGGTAACGATATGCCACAAAATATTTACGAGGATATGGAAGCGATCATAGAGGATCGTGGAAATAATCCAGTAAAAGATTTTGGCATGATGGGGCCACATAAAAAAATAAACGATATGTATGGCTCTCTTTTAAGGGCTGGAAATATCACAGTTGTAGTTGCTAGATCTGGAGTTGGTAAAACTCAATTTTGTATGGATTACGCAACTAAAGTTGCAGCAGAATATGATATTCCAGTTTTACATTTTGACAATGGCGAAATGAGTCAAGAAGAATTAATGATGCGTCAATGTACCGCATTGAGTGGAGTGCCAATGCACTTGCTTGAGACGGGAGATTGGAGAAGATCTGGAAAAGAAGTTGTCGATAAAGTTAGGAGTGTTTGGCCAAAAGTTAAAAAAATGAAATTCTTTTACTACAATGTAGGAGGATTAGATGTCGATGCAATGATAAACACCTTGAAAAGATTTTACTTCCAAAAAGTTGGAAGAGGCAATAAGATGATTTTTAGTTTTGATTACATTAAAACAACTTCAGAAAGAAGTGATAAAAATGAATGGCAATTAGTTGGAGAAATGGTTGATAAGTTCAAGAAGTGTATCCAAAAAGAAATTCTTGAAGATGGAAAGCCAATCATTTCTATGCTCACATCTGTCCAAAGCAATAGAAGTGGGATTACAAATAATAGAGCATCATCTAATATAGTAGATGACGAAAGTATCGTATCTTTGTCAGATAGAATTATTCATTTCTGCTCTCATATGTTTATTCTTAGAAAGAAAACTACTGATGAAATAGCAACAGAAGGCAATCAATTTGGAAGCCATAAATTAATTAATGTTAAATCAAGACATCTGGGCAAGGATTTAGCTGGCGCATTGGAGCCAGTTAGAATTGGAGATACCCTCAGAAACAATTTTGTTAATCTTGAATTTAAAAATTTTAATATTAGTGAAAGAGGTGATTTGCGAGATATTGCGCAGGCCTTGCAAGGCAGAGAGGATTTAGACGAAGACACAGACTTTGAAGCCCCGCCAAGATTCTAATGAATACAGATATTCAATCTTCATTAATTAAATTAGGTTATAAACTACAAGATTGCGGAAGTCATTGGAGAACAAATGCACTTTATAGAGGAGGAGATAATTCTGTAGCCCTAAAAATATACAAAGATACTGGAGTGTGGACCGATTTTGTTGACAACAAAAGTCCCATGCCATTTATCAGACTTGTGCAATTGACATTGAATACCAATGATACAAATGTAATAAAAAATTATTGCGTTGATTCAATAAAAGATGTAGAATATAAAAAGAAAGAAGTATTAGAAATGGAACGTATTTATCCAGAAGACTGTCTTAAAAAGCTTTTTCCTAATTTTTCTTTTTATGAAAAAAGGAATATTTTAAAAGATGTTCAATTATTATATAAATGTGGATTAGCTTCTTCTGGAAGAATGTACAGAAGAATTGTATTTCCAATATACAATAAAGATGGACAGATCTTTGGTTTCTCTGGCAGGAAAATAGATGAAGACACAGACGCTCCAAAATGGAAACATATAGGTTTAAAGAGCAACTGGATTTATCCAGCAATGCTTCCAAATTTTTCAGAGGTAGATGATGAGATTATTCTTGTGGAAAGCATCGGAGATAGTATGGCTTTAACGCAAAATGGTTACGCTAATAATTTGGTAACTTTTGGATTAGATTGTAGCAATTCATTGGTTAATTATTTAATATCCTTAAATCTCAATAGCATTATTATTGCGACAAATAATGATAGCGAAAAAGAAAAAAATAGAGGTTTAATTGCAGCAATTAAAATACTAACAAAATTATCAAATTTCTTTGATTTAAACTTGTTGAAAATTAAACTACCTATTCGAAACGATTTTGCGGATATGCAGAATTCAGACAATCCTTTACTATTTGATCAGTGGAGAAAAAATGGCTTTATGCCTTATGCTGATATATTAAAATTCATTAATGATAACCAAAATGATTTTAATAAAACAAAGATCAAAAAATTAGTTCAACAATTAAAAATTCAAAATGAATAAAGTCTCACTATCTGCTAGTAGAATAAAAACAGCGCAATCGTGTTCTTGGTTATATTGGTCAAAGTATCATTTAAAAATTCCAGACAAAAGCAATGACGGTGCAAATCGTGGAACTGTAGCTCATGAAGTTTTTGAACTATTAGGAGATCCCAAGAATAAAAAAGACTACGATAAAATTATTACCAAACAAGATGTATTCGCCAGTGTCAAAATTAAAAATTTGATAACATCTTTAGCAAAAAAATTGAAGGTAGATGATGAGGTAAATTTAAAAATAATCAAAGATTATACATTAAATGGATTAATGTTTGACTTTTTTGGAGAGGCTAAAGGAAAAATAAAAGAAAGTCATTCAGAAAAAGATTTTGAATTTGATGTAAATGAAAATGGTTTAAATTATAAAGTTAAAGGATTCATTGATAAATTATTTATTTACGAAGATAATAGCGCAATTATTAGAGATTTTAAATCAAGTAAAGAAAAATTTAAAGGAAAGGATTTGGAAGATAATTTGCAAGATTTAATGTATGTTCTTGCAGTTAGAAAAATGTTTCCAGAAGTTAAAAGAATTACTACTGAATTTTTGTTTCTTAAATTTTCCGATGGATTAATACCCATGCCAGAATTATCAGATATTGAAATCCAAGGTTTTGAACAACAATTATCTTTCATACAGACTTATTTGGATAATTTTAATGAAAAAATAGCTGTTAAAAAATTAGCTGCAAGAGCCGATTATCCAAAAGACGACTCTTTTAGTGGACCGTTGATGTGTGGACGAGCAAAGTCTCCAGGCCAAATCAAAAAAGACGGGACTCCAATGTGGCATTGTTCGGCAAAGTTTGCATTCGATTATTTTCAAATAAAAGACGAAAATAACGTAATCATTGATTCATGTTACAAGGATGACAAAAAAGAATATATAGAAAAACACAAAGACAAGAAAATTAAATTTGAGTTATTTCAATACTCTGGATGTCCAGCGCATTGTAAGTAAATTCAAAATGAACGCTACACTCAAAAGGTGTAGCGTTCTTGCTTGGTTTACCTTGACAATTCAAATACACAGTATATCATATGACAATGATCCCGTTGTTCAAATCCAATTTTTCTATTGGTAAAAGCATATTAACATTAACCGCACCAGAATTACATCCAGATCCAGAAAGAGCGGATTCTATTTTGCAGATCGCAAAAGACAATAATTTAGATAAAATCATTTTAGTAGAAGATTCGATGATTGGTTTTTTGGAAGCTCATAAATCTTGCAAATCTTTAAATATTCAATTGATCTACGGTCTTAGAATTAATTGTTGCAACAATGTTCAAGACGAAAACAAAGAGCAGTCCAGACATAAAATAATAATCTTTGCAAAGAATGACGATGGATGTAAATTATTAAACAAAATATACTCAACTGCATTTTGTGAACATGGTGGATATATGGACTGCAATGTTTTAAATACCTTATGGAATGACGATTATTTAAGTTTATCTATACCTTTTTACGATTCTTATATATATCAAAATTGTATTTCATTTAATAATTGTATTCCAAATTTCAGTTTTACTAAACCTACTTATTTTTACGAAATAAATAACTTGCCATTTGAACAATTTTTAACGAATAAAATCAAAACAATTGCTGATCCTATTTTGACAAAATCAATTTATTATAAAGATAAAAAAGATGTATACGCATTTCAGACGTACAAAGTTCTTTCAAATAGAAGTTTTGGAAGAGAGTCGTCATTATCAAATCCTAATTTAAACCACTTTGGTTCTGACGAATTTTGTTGGGAAAGTTATTTACAATATGGAAGATCTTCTTCGCTTTAATTATAATCAAAAGTATCTAATTTTAGATACGGAAACCGAAGGTTTAAATTTATTAAATTCAAGACCTTGGCAAGTTTCTTGGATAACTGCAAAAGGTAGTTACATCCAAAAAAAATACGATAGATTTGCAAAATGGAATGATTTAAATATTTCTGATGACGCTGCTAGAGTGACAGGATTTGATAGAGGCAAATACGATTCTATATCAGAAGATCCATCCAAAATATTAAATGATCTATGGCCCATGATAACAGATCCAAGTTATATTGTTATTGGTCAAAATATATTAAATTTTGATTTATATATTTTAAATATTCTAAGAAATAGATGCGGTTTAAGTGCAGATTATTCTTATGTATCTAGAGTTATAGATACAAGAGCATTAGCTATGGCAATCGCACTTGGTCATAAACAGATTGATAAAAATGATGTTATGAATCAATTTAGATTCGTAAACTATAGGGATAAAAAAATCAAAACTAGTCAAGCGTCTTTACTAAAGCGTTACTCAATTGATCATGATCCATCCAAACTTCATGATGGCATGTATGACATTGAAATGACTTTTAAAATTTTCTTAAAACAAATCCAAGAAATAGATATTTAATATGTTCGAAAACTTTCAGAAATATGAAATGCCAACAGCAGCTGGCGTTCTTCTCCCCAAGATCAAGATAGATAAAAAATACTATGATCTAATTGGTGCTCCAGATCAATGTTCTAATTTTGATTTCCTAAGACACTTATGTTTCTACGGAGTGAAGAAAAAGGAAATTGATAAATCAGACAAAAAAGATATTTATTATAACAGAGTAAAAACAGAACTTTCTATTCTAAATGAACTTGGGTTTATTGATTATATTCTTTTGAATTGGGATATACTAAATTATTGTCATGAGAACGATATCCCCACAGGTCCAGGGAGGGGCAGTGCAGCTGGATCTTTGGTGCTTTTCTTAATTGGCGTCACAAAAGTAGATCCAATTAAATACGATCTTTATTTTGAAAGATTCGTGTCCAAGAGTAGAGCTAAGAAAATAGAATACAATGGAACAACTTACCTTGATGGATCTTTGTTGGCTGATGTTGATAATGATATTAGTTATGAACGTCGCAAAGAAGTGATTCAATTTATTGAAAATAAATACGTAGGAAAAACTTGTAAAATTCTTACAATGAATACCTTAAGTGGTAAACTATGTATCAAAGAATGTGGTAAAATAGTTGCTGAACTAGACGAAACATCGGTGAATGAAATTAGTGATTCAATTCCTAAAAAGTTTGGAAAAGTAGCACCCTTAAAAGAAGCGTATATTGAAAGTGAAAAATTTAAAATATTTGCGCTTAAATATCCAGAAGTTTATAAAATTGCTAGAAAGCTAGAAAATTTAAATAAAAATACAGGTGTTCATCCTTCTGGAATTGCAATCTCTCACGATGATTTGCGTGAATTAATGCCAGTGCAAAAAACTGGCGATGGAGATTTAGTTTCTGGTTACGATATGAACAACGTATCAGAATTAACTGTTAAATTTGATATTTTAGGACTTCGCACACTTTCTGTTGTTTATGATGTATGCAAGCAAATAGGAATGGATGTTACTGAAATAGACATGTCATCAAATTTAATTTTTGATAACCTTAGGGATCTAAGATGTGCGCAAGGATTATTTCAAATCGAAGCTGATACAAATTTTTCAGTTTGCAAAAAGATTAAACCAAGGAATCTAGAAGAGCTTTCTGCAGTGGTTGCAATCGCAAGACCTGGAGCATTGGAGTTCGTATCTAATTACGCAACTTTTGTAGAGAGCGGTGATTTTCAAAGCGTTAATCCATTCTTTGACGATGTACTATCGTACACTGGTGGAATTCCATTGTATCAAGAACAGCTAATGAAGATGGCTGTAAAGGTTGGATTTACACTCGATGAGGCAGAGCAACTTAGACGCATTGTAGGCAAGAAAAAAGTAGATCAAATAGAAGCTTGGAAACAAAAAATCGAAGATAAAATTAAAGAAAATTTTTTAGATGAAAACATTGGCAATATTTTGTGGAAGGTCGCTGAAGACAGTGCAAACTACTCTTTCAATAAATCTCACTCTATATCTTATGCTATTCTTGCTGCTTGGACTATCTATCTCAAATTTAATCATCCTACTGAATTCTTTTTGAGTTTACTTAAATTAACTCAGCAAGAACAAGATCCATACGAAGAAATATCTAAAATTTCCAAAGAGCTTCCTTATTTTAATATTCAATTGCTTCAACCAGACTTGACAAAATCTGGAATTGACTTTCAAAGAGAAAAATTAAATATTAGATATGGTTTAAATTCAATTAAGGGAGTTTCCACAAAAGTTCTTGAATCATTGATTGAATTCAGACAGTCTAATTTTTCTAATAAATACGAAATTTTTACAGCTGCAAAAGATAGTGGATTAAATATCGGCGCATTGTCTGCGCTTATACAAGCTGGAACACTAGATGGCTTTACAAACAATCGTTGTAGACTAGTCCTTGAAGCTCAATGCTTCAATATCCTAACAGATAAAGAGAAAAATCAATTTATTAATATTGGCGATGTTCATGAATATGATATTTTAAATTCCATCAAGAAATCAATGGATGAAAAATTAATAGGTGAAGATGGCAAACGAGTAATGACGGACAAAAGATTTGAAACATTTAAAAAGAAATACGTATCTTACAGAGAGATTTACGATAAAAATGCCAAACATCAAAAATTTGCAAACTGGTTTTTTGAAAAAAAATTATTGGGATATAGCTACTCTCATATCATAAGAGATATATTTAAAGATGCAGACGACAATAGATTTACAAATACTTTAGAATTTAGTTCTATGGATAATAATGAAGTTGTCAAAGTAGTTGGTTGGGTGACAGATGCTGAAAAAAGAACAAGTAGAACAGGTAACAAATATTTAAAGGTTGCCATTCAAGATGAATTGGGTTCATTATTCACAATGATGATAGATAACTCTAGAGAGACTAAAATGACGAAGTATTATGATGAGGGAGGAGTTACACCCAAAAAAGACAGCATTGTAATCTTGACTGGCAAGAAAGGTAATGATACCATGTTCTTGGATAACATTTTCATACTAGATGAAAAAATCTATATGAAACTTTCAGAATTAAAGTAGTGTAAAATATGGAGATGCAAGAATATAATTTAGTTCCGCGTGTCAAAAGATCAATAGAGTTTTCTATTGAACTGGCAAATAAATATAAACATCAACAAGTAAATTGTTCTCATCTGTTATGCTCTTTACTTGACGAAGCTACACAACCAATTAAACTTATTTTTAATTCTTTCTCAATAAATATTGAGAATTTAAAAAAGGCATTATTACTGGAGCTTCCAGTTCAAAATCCAGAATATTTTAAATCATCTAAAAAAGATGAATGGTGGTCTGGAGATATTGAATCAATTTTAAAAGATTCATTTGATATGTCTCAAGATCTAGATCACCAATTTATTGGTATTGAACATTTGCTTTATTCAATTTTAAAATCTGATTGCGTAACAAAAAAATTTCTTTCTGAAAAAGGTGCTCCTTGTGAAGAAATTGCTGATGCAATCATCTCAATTTTAAATCCTTTTGATAAGCAACAGGAAACAAAAAAAGAAGATTCCGAAGTTCCTGAGCAAAAGAAAGAAAAGCATATAAGTAAATATTGTCAAAATTTAAATGAATTAGTATTAAAATTTAACACAAGAATCGAAGGAAGAAATCCAGAAATAAATAAATTAATAGAAATTATTTCTTGCAAAATAAAGAATAATGCTATTTTGATTGGAGATGCTGGTGTTGGTAAAACAGCAATTGTTGAAGGTTTAGCTCAAATGATTAATTTTGGAGATTGTCCAGTTTTTTTATCTGGATCTAAAATTTATTCATTAGATATTGGATTAATGCTTGCTGGAACAAAATATAGAGGTCAATTTGAAGAAAGACTAAAAGGTCTTCTTGAAGAATTCAAAAATGATCCTCAGTCAATCTTGTTTATTGATGAAATTCATTCAATCGTTGGCGCTGGATCTAACGAAGGTTCAAATGATTTAGCTAATTTAATTAAGCCAGCTTTAGCTAGAGGAGAACTAAAATGTATTGGAGCCACAACAGCAGAAGAGTATAAAAAATACTTTGAAAAAGATTCTGCTTTAAATAGAAGATTTCAAACAATTAATGTTGAAGAACCCTCTAAAAAAGAAACTTTTTTAATTTTAAAGAAGTCTAAAGAAAATTATGAAAAATTTCATGGCGTAACATATAGCGATGAAATGATTGATAGTATATTAAATCTTTCTGAAAAGTATATGCCATATAGAAAGTTTCCAGATAAAGCTTTTGATATTCTAGATAGGATTGGTGCGAGCGGAAAAATTAAAAAATTCAAAGTTCCAGATAATTTAAAGCAAATGGAAAAAAATATTATCAAGTATATGGAAGATGGAATACTTGAACAAAAAGATAATAAAGAAAAGTGCGAAAAAATGCTTAAATCTTTTTTAAAGAAAAGAGAAAAATGGTTAACTAAAACTAGTGATGAAATTTTTGAAATTCAAGAAACAGATATAAAAGATGTTATTTCAAATATAAGTGGGTTAAAAAAAGAAAATATAGAATTAAATTCTTCAAAATCTATTCTTGTCTTAAATGAAGAAATAAAGTCAAAAGTTTTTGATCAGTCAGAAGTAATTGATAAAATTTACGAAATTCTTATTTGCTCAAAAGCGGGAATTAAAAAAAGAAATAAAACAATAGCAAATTTTCTATTTGTTGGAGCTACAGGAGTTGGTAAAACATACACAGCAAAAGTCATAGCTGAAAAGTTTTACAACAAATCAAATTCATTTCTTCAAATAGACATGGGAGAATTTGTTGAGAAAAATTCTATTTCTAAATTACTTGGCACAAGTGCTGGATACGTAGGATACGAAGAAGGTGGTTTACTTTCAGAATTTGTAAGGGCTAATCCTAATTCTTTAATTCTTTTTGATGAAGTAGAAAAAGCTCATCCAGAAATAACAAATATTCTTTTAAGGATAATGGATGAAGGTTGTATTATTGATAATTTTAATCGTAAAATTGACTTTTCTAACTGCATTATAGTGCTTACTGGTAATATTGGCGCAGAAACAGAAACGGCACGTTCTATGGGCTTTTCTGATGCGCCATCAGACTCTAGTAAAAAGAACGACTATGAGAAAGCAATCAAACAGCAATTTAAACCAGAATTAATTTCAAGATTAGATGAAACTTTAATTTTTAATGCTAAATTTTCAGAAGAGGGTTTATTTAAAATGATTAATTCAAACATCTCTGAAATAGAACATTGTCTTTTAGATAAAAAAATTAAATTAAATAAAAGCCAAGAACTTCAATCTTATTTATATAAATGCATTAAAAATGATGGAAACAATGCTAGAGCAGTACAAAAAGTATTAAGAACCAAATTTGAAATTCCACTTTCTAAATTTGTGGTTTCTAATGAAAATATTGAAGAAATTAATACGAAAATAGTTGACAACGAGGTTGTGTTTATGTAATATCTCACGTATGAAGAATACTTCTGAACAAACTAATAATCTATTCACACGCATTGAAAATTCCAAGGGTCGTTTCTTTGGACTTTATTTGAAGAATGGCGATATTGTAAATGCGCAATTTCGTAATTCTACATCTTCTTACATTACTGTTTATGATCGTAATGCTAAGACAGCTCGAAAGTTTAAGAAGACCAGTATCGCAGCTGCAACAGCTTAGTACTTACTTGGTTTCGTTGGTAAAAACCTCACTGAGAAATCAGTGAGGTTTTTTTATTTATAAATGTAATATATAGTATGAATTTAAGTACCTCGTTACATCAAAGATGTTTTGTCTTTCCTAGAGCTAATTTCGCAACAGATACACATAAAGAAATAATCCAAATCATTCTAGAAAAACACGGAGACAAAAATTTTGATAGCATCAAATTAATTGATGAAAATGATGAATATGATTCTTTTTTAGTTGAAGTGAATTCTAATTCTTTTTGTATTAAAATTTCATTTGATGAAACTGCAATATTTTATGATTATATGACAATTGTTGGTATTCATCATTTAAATATAGCACCAATCGGAATAGATCGAGGACAAATTGAATTTGGTAAAACTATTTATTATTCAATTCAAACATATGAACATTCTTTAAGTTTAAAGGAATATGGAGTTTCATCTATTTACTCAGATCTTTCTGATAGTTTTAATATAGCATTAAATACATTACATTCTTATAAAATTCCAGATTATGCAAAAGACTACATAGATGACGTAAATTCTTACTTAGAATACAATAGATTAAATTTTGAAAAAACAACTGAATTTGTAGAAGAATCAGAAAGAGAAAATTTTCTCTTTATAAAAGAAATATATAATGAAATTTATGATGATATGCTTAATATCACAAATAAAAATAAAGAAATAATTAAATCAGATACTTTAGTGCATGGAAATTTAGATCAAAGTACAATGATAATTAATTCTGGAAAATTTAGATTTATTAATTTTGAAAATTGTTTTATGGGTTCTCATTATTTTGATTTAGCAAGTATATGTTATGAAATATCATCAAACGGAATTAATGAATATGATTTCATCTCAAAACGTATATATAATTTAAATCTAACTGAAAATAGATTTACCGCCAAAAAAGAACTTTTAAAATATAAAATATGCAAAACAATCTGGTTGAGAAAAAAATTACTTGATTTAATCAAAGACTTTTTCAAAGAAACTATTATCTTAAATTCAGAAAGAAAAGATAAAATTTCTTTTTTAGCAAGTGAATTTTCAAGACATTTTTATGATTTTAATCAAATAGATGGATTTGTTAAAAATAAAGATATTTTTATACAAAAATTTGTTGGAATATTAGATTCCTAATTTTTGTTTGATTTTATCAATATCTAATTTCATTTCTTTTATCGCTGCAATTATTAAAGGAATTGTGTCGGTATATGCAAGTCCTAAAACACCATCTGGAGATGCAGAATCTACAGCTTCTGGTAAAACTTTTTGAACATCTTGTGCTATTAAAAATGATCTTCTTGTATCTATAGGGTCATCTTTATAATTTCCAATTACTGTTCTTAATGTTGAAATTTTTTCAGAAGCTCCAGTTATATATTCAATAATATTTTTTTCTCTTTCATCTGAAAGAGCAGTCCAAGCAGTTCCTTGATTAGCTAAATACACGCCTCTTCCACTTTGATTTATTACATAAAAACGATTAGTACTATCTACACTATTAAACCATCCTGAGCCTCTAGTTACAGAAGGATGAGAAAAAGATATTTGATAATTTCCTGTAGATGATATATTTAAAGCTGCATTTAAAGTGGTTGACCCACTAATAATAGGAGAAGAAATATTTCCAATAAATACTGAGCCACAACAAGGTTGTAAAACTAATTTATTTTTATTAGTATTGTTTCCATTGCTTGCGCTTATATAAGAATATTGATCAACTCCATTTTTGCAATATGCACCGATTGTTAAAACTTCATCGTCTTTTTTTATTGCAATATTTCTTACTACAGTTGAATCATTAGCAGTTCCCGCAAATCCAGCGGCAGCATCTATGACATTTGGACCAAAAACAGATGGATTAGAAATAGATATTCCAATATTAGTACAATTATCTATTCTTAAACCATTGCAAGCTGTACTATGAGATGCGATTGTTAATCCACAAGCTGTATTAACTCCAGATCTAGTATATAAAATCATTGCATCACAAGCGCATGTTATAGTATTAAAAGCGCCCACATCTACACTTGGATAAAAGAATAGTTGTCCTTGGTTTGGCGTTGCAGCATTTACTAAACCTAAAGCATATGCATTATCTACTCCACCCGCATTAACACAAAGTAATGCATGTCCATTTCCATCTATAACCAACCTCTCAGATATAGTATTAGTAGAACTAACTTCACCTATAACAAATCCACCTCCACCTCCACCTTTTTGATTTAATAAATATGTTTTTCCATTACTTGCATCTTTATTCCATTCTAAATAGGCTCCTTGATCATGTGTGGTGCGAACACCTATACTAGTAATTGTATTTAATGAAGCATTTCCACCGCCTATACCACCCGCTGCTATAATACATCCATAAGAACAAAATGTTTTATCTGGAAAAATTTTTGCTGCACATACTCTTCTATCCGCGTTTCTAGCGCCAGCTGGAGTAACTAAAAATCTTAATTCACTAGATCCATCGGCCCAGTTTTGCGAATGCACAGAACTATGTACTATTACATTTTCATTTGCAAAATCTAAAAATTGACCCAAACTATCACCATTAAGGAATTTATTTACTTGAACCAATTTTAGCCCATTCCAAGCGCCTGTATTGGCTCTTGCACAATTATTTATTTCTACTTGTGCATCTGCATTTATACACATTCCCATTTTGCCAGAAATCATCCATTGATGTTCTGTTATATAACCCCCTGCAGTTTGATTAAATCCATAACCCAAAGAGCCTGGATCACTAGCTGTATAATCTCTAGATGCAAACCAATGATACCCATAGTTTCCATTGTCCGCACCAAATCTAGTTCTACTGCTTCTTAAAACAGCCAGACCTGAAAGATCTAAATTTTTTGAAACTGTTAAATTATCAGCAACAGTTACGCCACTAGCAAAATAAGCACATTGATTCCAAGCTAAAGTTAAAGCTAGTTTTCTTCTATCTGACGCATAAAAATTTGAAGTTTGATTTCCTCCAGATGGAGTAGTATAAAAATACATTTCAGATGCACCATTAATAGTAGCATTATTATTTGGATCAAATTGTCTATGCTGAATAGAATTAAAAGTATAACCAGAAGGATTCTGGACATCATACGCTATAGCTCCAAGCTTTTTATCATTTCTAGTATTTAAAACAACCCAATCACCAGAACCAATAAATCCATTGAAATTATTACAAGAAAGAAAATAAGATTCAGTTATACTGCCTGGATCTCCATTATCATGAAGTAATAATTTTACTCTAGCATTACATCCTCTAAAAGTATGTCTTCTTGCATCATCATAAGTTTCAATTGTATTTCCTCCTCTATAGGCATAAGGATAAGCAGGATTACTTTGACCCGCTCTTATTTCATAATTGTATGAATAATATGTGCTATTATTACCAGAAGTGAATGTTCCTAATTGAACTATAGATCCTTGGTTTCCAACTCCAGTGCTATTATTTTGCATTCTTAACACATAGCCTGCATTAATATCACATTGCATATCCAAATGCCAATATGGAGATTCTGTACCAAGACCTAATTTTTTACTATTAATAACTAATGCAGTTTTATCAGTTAAAGTTCCAAATCTTAACTGTCCATTACATGCAGAAAAATATGTCGCGGAATTATCTGTAGCAGTAAATCCTTTATTAGCATAAAGACACATTGATGCATCAGCATTTACTGAGTTGAATCCAAGTACATTGCTATGCAAAAATGATGTGTAGCCATTTGCTATATATAAAGCAGTTTGTTTATTTCTTGTTTGAATACAAAACGCCGCATCATTATCAGCGTTGTTTCCAGTTGGACCTACATAGTTACCAGAATTTTGAAGAACCGATTGACTTAAAGTAGAATTTATTTGTGTAGCTGTATTATTTAAAATAAAAGACATATTATTTATTCCATTTTATTAAAAGATCCCAAATTTTTAAACATGTATAAATAAAAGCAACAATTAATCCAGCAATTCTAAAAAAACCTTCTAAATTACTCCAAGATATGGCAATAGCTGCCAGATTTACGCCTGCTACCTTTCCTATATCTTGAAAATGTTCCATCTTTATTTTTACACTGTACAATTTATAATTGATATAATGAAGTATATAATTTTTCAAGTCAATGGTGGCATTGGTAAATCAATTATGGCTACTGCGGTATGTAGAGCCATCAAAAAAATGTACAAAGAACATAATTTAATTGTTTTAACTGGATATCCAGAGGTATTTATTGGGAATCCAAATATTTATAGAGTATATAGGGTTGGAATGGCTCCATATTTTTACGATGATATTGTTAGAGGAAATGAAGTTATCTTCATGTGTGATGAACCGTATTTAGCGAAGGGTTATTTAACTAAAACAAAGCATCTAACAGAAGCATGGTGTGATATTTTAGGCGTTAAATTTGATGGAGTAAAACCAGAATTATTTATTAATCCAGTTGAACAAAATAAAACAAGAATGCAATCCCCAAACGGTAAACCAATTTTAATGTTTCAACCATTTGGAGGCGGTAGTAAAGAAGTGCAGTATAGTTGGAATAGAGATATTCCACCGCACCAAGCTCAAATGATCGCTAATACACTAGGTCAAAAATTTCATGTTGTGCAAATTTGTAGGGAAGATCAAATTAAATTACAAAATGTACAACATGTACATGCACCATTTAGAGACTTATTTGGTTTGATTAATAGCGCAAATGCATTATTAGCAATTGATAGCTTCATGCAACATACTGCCGCAGCTTTAAATAAAAATGCTGTTGTTTGTTGGGTAACGAATAAACCAGATGTTTTTGGGTATAAAAATCATAAAAATATTTTACCAGATTCAAAACTTAAAGTAGTCAATAACTGCACTGTAGAAGGCTATATTGAAGAGTACGATTTTTCTGGACATCGCACGCATGATTATCCATACTCATCCGCAGACGTTTTCGATCTAAATGAAATTATCAAAAACTTCTAACATAAAAATGAATATACAACCTGTAGAACAAGTATCGAATTATATGGCTCTTCAACCATTGTTTAGGGCAATGGATAAAGCTAATGATAATACGCCCGAAAATTCCCTTCCAATCAATACAGAAGGGACTATACAAGAAAATGCACATTCTTTACCACAGGTAACAATTTATAATGAGCATGGAATTATTAATAAGCAACCACCTAATAGTTTAATAGCTTACGCATAAAAATTAATTCTTTTCATATAATAAAAAAACCCCGTTAAAATAACGGGGTTTTTAATTGCATATTTTTAAAATTAAATGGTTGCATCTGATAATGCAGAGATAAAAGTTTGCACAGATGCTAATAGACTTTCATTGCTCCATTCGGGATTATCATAATTTTCATTAGAAAGATTACCCAATTCTACGGGATGCTGAACACCCTCAAGCCATACGATAACCTTCTTTGCAAGAGGATCATCTAATATTCTTTGAATAACTACTTTTTCTAAGGTAATTACTTCTGCCTGTCTTACTGTTAATGTTTTTGGAGATTGAAGTTGGAATTCCATATATAATAAATGATAAAATTTAAAAAATTAAATTCTATTTTAAAAATAAATTAATCTATACCAGCATCTATATTATTATTATTTTGAGCGTCTCCTTCTAAACCACCATTAAGATCCATAAATTGATCAGATGCTAAATTAAATAAAGAATTAGGAGGAAATATACCATTTTGCAAAGAATTTTCTACAACTTGCGGAGAAAATTCTATTTTTTCTTTGTTTATATTCTGTATAACTTCTATTTTTGAAGTCCATTTCATTTTTGTTTGAAATGAATCTGTAAATTGATATTTAATTCCACTATCAGTAGAAAAAATTTGAACATTAAAGTCAGGTCTAGTCTGGGCTAAAAGTGAAGAACACGATTGAATTATATCAAAACAAGAATTTGCTTCTGAAAAAACAAAAGAATTTAATTCAGTATTAAAATATTCGCTTTGCGATCCATCAGCATATTCCCCTATAGCAATAATATTATTTTTTATAAACCATCCTTGCGTTAAATATGAATGATCCAAATTAATATGCAAATATCCTGTTGAATTTTCGAAACCAGAAAACCCAAATCCTTCTGTATTATTTTCGCAAACCATATATAAAAATTGATTTGCGCCAGTTTGTTGTATTGAATTTGAAAAAACAAATTGACCAGAACAAGCTACGCTACCATTACATCCAAAAGATGGAAAACCTTTTAATGAATTAGATGTTCTTCTGTAAAGAGGCATATTAAAGTCTATAATAAATATTAGTCATTAATCCAACACCATTATTACCTTGCCAACCAAATAAACCTTCTTTATCTGTAGTTATCCTAGTTGTAATTCCTTGGAATCCATCAATTGAATATGTAAAATTTTGATCCAATGTAGATTGAGCATAAATTGGATACGTCAATACTGAAGAGCCTGTATTATATCCAGAAAATTGAATATAAAGAGGTTCATCATTTAAATTATTATCAACAAAAAATCCAGCAAGTTTAGTAGCTGCTTGACTAACCTCAATAGATTTACCAGATAAATTTAATACTCTACATACAGAGGCGCTTGGAGGTCTAAATTCAAAAGAAGATCCATCTGCTCCAGCTAAGTCAGCTGGAGTTAAAGGTCGCCACTCTCCATCATTACCATCATATATATAATTCAGCAAAGGAGATACTTTGCCATGACTTATAGCAGACGATGGAAATACTGGATTAGGCATTTTAACTATATGAAATTATTCCACTACCAACGGAAGCTTTTATAGTATTAAAAGCTACTGGATTTGGAAAAGAAATATAGCCATCGGTAGGAACGTGTATCGGAAACACGGAATCAACAGTTATAACAATAGAAGAATTATATGGATTATAAATACCATGTAGTAATCCTCCACCACTTATGCTATAATCAGAAGTGCCTGTTACACTATGTAGTTTACTAACTTTAAAATAATTACCATTCATATCTAAATTTTTACACTTTCTAGAAAGAGTCTCCTTTATTATTATAATCAGATATGAAATTTAGTCTATATAAACCTAATCCTAAAAATACAGGATGCGCTTTCCAATTTAAAATAGGCCAAGGAAAAGGCGAAGAAAAGGCTTTGTATGTTAGCGCCATTCAACAAGCTTCGTGGAATGAAAATACAAGAACTGGATCTTTTTCGGAAAATGCCAAAGTTCCAGAAAAAAATTTAAATATTAAATTAAATGAAAATGAAATCGGTGGAATGCTATATGCGGTTCGTCAATATAAGGATTTCTCAGCATTTCATACTTTTGAAGAGAATAAAACGCAAATTTCTTTTAAACCATATCAAAAGAAAGATGGAACTGATGCATTTTCGTTTTCTATTTCTAGAAATGGCAATCAAAAGTTCGGGATTGGTATTGAATTGGGGGAAGCTGAAGCTTTGTCTGAATTTTTAAAATTTACATTGACCGAAATCTATTACAACAGAAAAATAACTTCACAAGAATAATGAAGAAAAAAATTCTATTCCATTCGAACTTTTCAAGAGCTTTCACAGGCTTTGGAAAGAATTGTAAAAATATATTAAAATATTTATTTTCAACTGGCAAATACGAAATAATTGAAGCTGCAAATGGAATAGCGTTTGATTCCCAAGATTGTAAGAGACAACCTTGGAAATGTTATGGAACATATCCACCACCTCAAAAAGCAGAACAATTAAAAGCACAAAATCCAGGCATTGATCATGCACTTGGATACGGAGCTGGAATGATTGACGAAATCATTAAACTAGAAAAACCAGACATCTATATTGGAGTAGAAGATATTTGGGGCTTTAATGGATATTGGGATAAACCTTGGTGGAATAAAATTAATTCTATAGTTTGGACGACATTAGACAGCTTACCAATTTTACCAGACGCAGTAAATGCAGCTCCTAAAATCAAACATTATTATGTATGGGCAACTTTTGCGCAAAAGGCATTAAATGAACTTGGATATAATGTTAATACGCTAAGAGGATCAATTGATATTCAAAATTTCTATAAATTACCAGCAGAACAAAGACAAAATCTTAGAAAAAAATTAAATTTAAACGATGAGTTCATTGTTGGTTTTGTTTTTAGAAACCAGTTAAGAAAGTCTGTTCCAAATTTATTGGATGGATTTAATTCATTTGTAAAAAATAATCCGCAATCTAAAGCAAAATTACTGTTACATACAAACTGGTCAGAAGGTTGGGATATCCCAAGGCTTTTAAGAGAAAAAAATATCTCAACAGATTTGGTATTAACAACTTATGTTTGTCATGCTTGCGGATCTTATGAAATTAGACCATTTACAAGACAAGCTATGCCTTGCAAAAGCTGCAGAGCCGAAAACTCACAGCATACCACTAGCACAGTTGCTGGAATTTCAGAAAGTCAATTGAATGAAATTTATAATTTAATGGACGTATACTGCCATCCATTTACAAGTGGTGGGCAAGAAATTCCTATTCAAGAAGCTAAATTAACAGAATTAATTACTCTTGTAACAAACTATTCATGCGGGGAAGACAACTGCACGGAAGAAAGCGGTGGTTTTCCATTAGATTGGACCGAATATAGAGAGCCAGGCACTCAGTTTATTAAGGCGTCAACATTACCAGAAAGTATTTGTTCTAGAATAGAGCAAGTATTTTTAATGGACGAAAAAACAAAACAAGAAATCGGTACGAAAGCTCGACAATGGACGATTGAAAATTTTTCCACAGAAGTTATTGGTAAAAAATTAGAAGAAATTTTTGATTCTATGCCAGATGTAAATTTTGAAAATTTATTTGAAGAAAAGAAATGCAACCCAAATTATCAACCCATCGATAATGTCTCAAACGAAGATTTTATTATAGATTTATATAAAAATATTTTAAACGAAGAAGTAGATAAAAATCATGCATTTTTTATTGAATGGATGAACCAATTCAGAAATGGTATGACCAGAGATTCATTATATCAAAATATAATAAATCAAGCAATTCAAAAAATAAATCAACCAAAGCAAGTAGAATTTAAAGATATTTTAGATCAACACGATGAAGGAAGAAGATTAGCGGTAGTTATCCCTCAGTCAGGAGGAGATGTATTGATGGTGAATGCCCTTTTAGAAAATTTAAAAATTCTTTATAAAGATTTAAACTTATATATTTTTACAGATCCTAGATTTTTTGATCTAATTAGAGATAATCCAGCGGTACATAAAGTTTTACCATATTCACCAATTTGTGATAATCTTTTATTCCTAGAAGGGCAAGGATCGCATAAAGGATTTTTTGAAATAGCTTTTTTACCATATATAACAACACAAAAAATATATGGCTATCATCACAACGGAAAAGATAAGATTCAATTTTCATTAAAATAATATGGCTCATTTAATAGAAGAATACGCTAAATCGCTTGGTGTTAAAATTGGCAAACCAATTATAGCTGATCATTTTTTTCCAGTCGCTCATGATAAATACATTACAATTCATTGCGACAATAAAATTGATTCCAAATACTACGAATACTTTCCACAAGTCTTGAATTTAATAAGAGAAACTTTACATACTCAAGGGTATGCAATTTATCAAATCGGCGGTCCAGAAGATCCAAAATTAAATGTTGATGGACACTTTTTACATTTAAATTATAAACAATCTAGTTTTTTAATAAAAAATTCAAAGCTGCATGTTGGAATAGACAGTTTACCAGTTCATATCGCAAGTATTTATGATATTCCAATTGTAGTGTTATATTCTCATGTATATCCAGCTCATGCAAAACCATATTGGAGTAGTGAAGATAAGTTGATTATATTAGATGCGGATAGAGGTGAAAACAAACCATCTTATGGTTACCAAGAAGATCCAAAGACTATCAGAAGCATAAAGCCAGAAACAATTGCTAATTCTATTTTTAAACTTTTAAAAATTAATGGAGAAGTTAATTTCTGTACCAAATATATAGGATCTCATTACCATCTTGACTTTGTAGAAGTCGTTCCTGACTTCAAAGCAGATTTAGCTGATAAATCAAAAACATTATATTTAAGAGCTGATTTACATTTTAACGAAGATAATATTCTTTTTTGGTTATCTCAGTGCAGGTGCAATATTATAACTAATAAACCAATTGATATTAATATATTAAAATTAGCTCAGTCTAATGTTAACCATCTATATTTAAAAACAACGGATTTGCAGGATAAATATTTAGAAAATTTAAAAAGGAGTAAAATAAATTTTACAATTTGTTGCGACAATGAAGATTCCATAGCCGAAGTAAAAAATAAATTTTTTGAATATAGGGTTGAGTTTGATAATTGGAAAGAAAGAGCTGAAAAAGTACAAAAAAATAATTGTAATTTTTTAACAAACAAAGTTCTTTTATCAAATGGGCAGCTATATCCAAGCGAATGTCATCTAAAAATTGGAAAACAACTTGACAATTTAAATCAAGTGATTTATGATGATATAAATTTTTGGAAAGAAGCAGAACATTTTTTATTCTATGAAAGAACAAGTACAAACTGAAGTCGAAACACATCCACCAGCAGAAACTCAAGTTGAAAGCAAATTCAAATTCAACCAAGATGGCTCCATTAATTGGAGAGCGATGGTTAAGTCAGAATATCTTTACCCCAATAAAGAGTGGTTTGAACTGCGTGGGAAGCCTATTCCTGACTCTGCAGACGGATTAGCAGACAATCAGCTTTTAATTAAACTTGGGGGTCTTAAAGAGCTTGCAAAGCTTAGGGGCTACAATCAAGTTTCATACGAAGTGATTAAATGTGATAGAGATTACGTGGTTGTTAAGTGCAAAATCCACTGGAAAGCTTTGAGGGATGCTGCTCCATCGATGGTTATTCTAGAAGATCCTTGCGCTTTTGAAGATATGGCTAATGCCACTCTTGAAAATACAAACGATTTCTGTGCGAAATTCCTAGAAACAATTGCTACAAATCGTGCATTTGTTCGTTGTGTTCGCAACTACCTTGGAATTAATATTGTCGGTGATGATGAAATTGACAAATCAAAAAATAATAAAATTGTTTCAAATTTTAAGAAAGAAGAAACTATTGAAATTGCCGATATTTCTCCCCAAGCTCTATTAAGCGCTCATGTAAATAAAACTTTAGGCATAAACACATTTGAAGATTTTTTGGATCATTTGCGCCAAATGTGGAAAGATAAGACTTATCAAAACGAAGATATTGTAAATTGGAAAAGTTACTCTTCAATTCCCGCTAAAGAGTGTAGAAAATTAATTTTCTTAATCAAACAATGAGTTCTCAATCACTAGTAAAAAAGATCACTTCTCTTGAAGAAGCCGAGCAGGTATCAAAAGATATTCAAGAATTGTTTCAAGAAGATAATGAAAAATATAGACACGCTTTAGATTTAAAGCATGATTGTACATTAATTGCAAAATCTATATGTCATGAATCTTTATTGCTATGGAATATACATGCATGGGCACATTTTAATGGTGAAAAGTGGGATGCAATGTTCATAGGAATGATTAGAAAATCGGAAAAATTTGGTAAAAAATTCATGGATGAATATCTTTGGTTATCAAAAAATTCAGTTGCTGGCATGAGGCTTTACAAAGAAGCATTAGATTTTGCTAGAAAACAAAATTGTGAATATATTTCTATGAATGTAACTGAAAGTCATCCACTTTCTCAGAAAATTAAAAAATTCTATCTAAGAAGTGGATTTCAAAAAGACGTTGAAACTTATATTAAAAAACTTTAATAAGTTATTAAAGTAATTGACCTAGTAGTTTCTGGAGAGAAGCTATATAAACTACCTACAACTGAGGGTGCAACGTCCACAAAAGGTGCGGACGCTTGCACCCCAAGTGTATACGAACCTTGTTCATAAATAGCTGGTAATTGATAATTGTAAATATATTTATTTGTATTTCTATCAATTGAATCTGCGTTTATAGTTGCTATAAAATTTTGAGTTTGTTTAGATGGCGTTTTTACGTATACCGTATACGTTTTTGCATTTAAAACAGCATTCCATTGTAAGGATAAATAACTTGAACCATTAAATTGAATTAAAGATAGATCTATTATTATTGGAGTTGTAAGATAATTTGCTTTTATTGCTTGCGAACTAGCATTATATGCATTTAAAAAATTAAATGTATTTTCTAAATTGTCAATATAAGCACCCTCTTCAATCTCTTTGAATTTATTGCTATCATATTCTGCGGCTACTATATTGTATTCATTTATATAGTTTTCTGATATAGAATTTATTTTAAATATTTTATTCTTTTTATTTAAAATATTTAAAGAATAAGTACTTCCAATTGGAATACATAATGGATCATATGAAGTTTTTATTTTTGAAAAATTATTCGTATAATTCAAACTTGAATTATTAGATCCAAAATATCCATTGTCTGATAATGTTGTATTTTTTCCAGATTTTGTAACGTATAACTCAGTATATTGATTATATCCACCTTTTTCTGTATAAATACCTGTATATATGCCACTATAAGAACCAGTTGAATATCCAGTTATATAAAAACTTTCTATTGAAGGTCTATCAGATTCTATTAAACTGTTATATGGAATTGTATTTTTATTGTAAGTTAAAATATTAAAACTAGGAATTAAATTTGTATTATTAAAAAATGTATAATTTGATTTTGGATTAAAAAATATAGCTGATGTATAATCATTAGTTGTATAACCACCATTATAATTCATCAAACATAATACTGCAGTATTAAAGTACTCCCATATATAAGGTAAATTTGCGCTAGTATTTTCAATATTTTTATTAGTAGTATCAAATTTAACTACCGCCACAGAACTATTCATTTGCCAAAAACCATCAGAAGCATTATTGTAAATATCTTTACCTTTAACATAACATAAAAAAACAGATACACAATCTATATAACAGCATTTTGTTGATGAATCGGGAGTTTTATATACTGGATGCGCTGGTAAATATGTAAAACAAGCATTTATTTTATAATAATTTATAATATCAGAAATTGAAGAAAGTGTTTCAGTTGTATAATTTATATCTGAAAGTAAACCGCACCAACCATTTACAGAAGTATTTAAAACTCCATTTAAATAGCTGTTATATGTTGAAGTAAAAGGTGTTGCAGTACCAAAAAAAGCACATGTTGTAAGACTACCCCTTCTAGCAAAAACATTTAAAAAATTCTTATCTATAGAAAATGTATTTGGAGTGCTTGTTGTATAACTCTTCATATCCTCATATTTTGGTTTTGCAACAGGAGTATATAAGGAAATTTCATTAGTATTATAAATACCAGAATCTAAAATAGTATCTATAACAACTTTAAAAGAGTTATCATCAATATTTTTTATATCTTTAATATAACCAAAATTTTTATTCGCATTATACATTTCATCTTTTATATAAAGAAGATCGCCAGGCTTATAAAGCAACGCTTTTAAATCTGTTGTAAATGTGACATTTGTAAGTTCTTTACCAACTTGATATAAGAAATGCTTACCTATTCTCCTTGCTTGTCCTCTAGATGTTGTTCCAAGAGTCGTTAAAGATTTCTTTAAAATACCCTTTTTTCTAATTCCATCTGAATCCTCAACATATTCAATTTTTGGTTTGAAGTTATCCTTTGAATCCATATACGATACATCAACAGCAGTGAATTCATCATCTTTTTTGTGATTTGTATAATTAAAAATTCCCTCTTTTACATCATTGTTAGTAAATTCCCCGATGGGAGGTTTGATTCTATCGCAATCAAATGTTATTAATGAATTCATATAGTAAACAGAACCTCTAAATGTAGAAGCTACTTGATTTAACATATCAAATAAATTAAATCTATCTTTAATTAAAACATTAAATGTAAATCTCGGTTCTATGCCCCCATATGTGTCAGGAACGCCATAGTAAAATCCATTATCATCCACTTTATCGCACCATCTTGATATTTTATATAATTCCCAAATATCAATTTGATTTGACTCAATATAATTTCCTAATCCATATCTCTTGTTTACTAAAAGATCCATTAATATCCAAGCTGGATTATTTGTCCAAGCTAATTTAAATGTTCCATCCCAATCTCCTTGATATATACAAGCGGCTCCATTGGAAGTTGTATACCTTAAATCATCTCCATCCTCATTAAATGCAAAATAATTAGAAGGAATTAATACTTTTTTTAATTTTGCATCAAATGTCCTATTAGGAACTTGAGAAAATGCTCTTGAATCTATTTTTGTTCCAACAATTGCAGAAAAAGGATACGAAAATCTTTGAGGAATAATTTCGGTTACTTTATTTAAATTAATTGATTTTTGAATTAATGAAGATAAAGTTTCATGAGATAATTTAGTAACTTTAACATATCTTCTAATAGATTTTCCATAAGCATCTAATTTTGCTGCTGGTAACTTAATGCTATCTGAGGACGTTGCTTGCCAAGTACCATCCCAAAGATTTGTAGCGCAAACTTGAAAATACTCTATTTTTAATACATTAGCAAGACTTACATTAGTGGAAGTATAATCTGTCTCATAATAACCATCGTGATAATTATCATTATTATCGTAATATCCATCAACCCATCTTTGCGCACTTGTCGTCACAACTTTATTACCATCTAAATTAACATTTTGACACATTACACCGCCTACAAAATCTATATCGCTTGGTATACAACCATAAATTTTAAATAAATATTTGAAACAGTTCCAAGTCAAAGAATCATAGTTTGGTGCTGTAAAATTAATTTTATTTATTGTATAACTACTTAAAGATCCTAATGTTGGAAAAGTTATAGTTTGAGATGTAGCGTCATTTAAATAATAAGTTGGGCGAACAAAAGCACCATCTAAATTTCTATAAGCTACATAACCCAATCCCATATCAACCCATTCTTTTCCAGCCGTAACATAATTAAGTCCAGGTATGTATTTCCAATTTCCATCAACTAATGGTTGATTATTTGAAAATAAATTTCCATAACTTTTTATATATATGTCTTTTGTAGATCCAAGACTTAAATAATCTGTAGCTGTATAATAATCTGTATATGGATTGCCGCAATGATCGTATGCTGTATAAGACTCTTGATGAGTTTTATATTCTATTTGAAAACCACCATTATAATCATTTAGTAATTGACCAAAATTTATTTCTTGAATGCAAGTGCAACTATAACCAGCATAATTATTGTAACTAGATGCTGGCATGAAAATCAACTGTCCTTGTTGAGTTGTACAATTATAAAGAACCCAAAATTTCATTTCAAAATTTATTCTTGATTGTCCATATGTTGGAGAATTTATCGAATTTAACTGTTGAGAAAAAACAAAGGGATAATTTTTTCTTCCTAAATCAACAAATGTTTGCGATCCAATTCCAAATATATCATATTTATAAGAATAATAATCTCCAATATATGTTGATTCGCAATTTTCATATCCCGTTTCAACTTTAACACTTACAATTGTAGGTAATTTTGTTCCAGCAGTAACTTGTTGCTGAACCATAGAAAAATCGCACGCAGCAGTAGTGCTGATTTGTCCATCGTCAGATCTTGTAACTTTTTGATAACTTGCAGAACTAGCAAGCGCAGCATTAGATCCTCCATAAATATAATTTCCAGGTAATTGTGCGTAAGTTCCAATACCACCAATAACATCAGCAGCAGTTAATGATTTAGTTCCATTAATAACACTATTTAATGAAACCATATCAATATGATTAGTATCAAATAATTGATCAATTCCAAGTGTAATATAAACTTGCTCCACATTTTCATTTGCTATATAATGAGTAATTGGAATAGCTTCTTGAGATGTTCTGGTACTAGATGTTTTATCAAATTGAGTATAATTAACTCTAGCATTTGAAATAATAAATGGATTTCCCTTACAATCATATTCTAAAGGCCAAGTTTTTATATATCTAATATCATCACTAGTTTCATCCTCAAGTGATAAATTTACTGGAGGACAAATTCCAGGTGTGAAACATAAAGCGAGTAATCTTTGAACTCCTCCAGCAGCAATTGCAGAATTCGGAGTAAAATTATTTTTAACTAAATAAGCACCAAATAAAGATTGTTTATATTCGGTATCAATAGACACAGAATCAAAATAATTTAAAGGTGCTTGCACCTCAGATCCACTTCTAAATTCAGATTCAACTAAATTAAAATTATATAAAGACTGTTTATTTTGATGAAAAATTATTTTTGTGAAATACTTATCAAGTATAGTGTTTATATTTTTTATTCCTTCATTTCCATAAATAGACCATATATATATTTTTAAATTTGAGGCAGAAAAATTTCCATAAGATATTATTGATTTTGAAAATGTTTTCTTTCCAGCTGAATTAGTACTATCATTTGCCAAGAATGTTCTTGGAAGTTCAAAATAATTAAATGAAGTTAAATTATCAGAACCTATTGAAAAATAAATATTTTCAGATAAATTACTTATCCTTGCTTGAATTGGGTTTTTTCCACCATTCTCAGAAGTATCAAAAGTTCCCTCTGGAAAAATGACATTCATTGAAGGAATATCTATAATTGTTAAAAATGGTTTTTCATCATATACAGGTGATTTATCAAAAGCTTTTTGAATTAAATCTCTACTAGCTACATTTCCACCTCTTGAATTTATAAATGCAGATATAGAAGCATTAGGATGATAAGAACTTATTGTAATTCCTGGACCTAAATAAGAATTTCCATTTATATCAATATATGCATTTATTGGAGTGACTCTAGGAAAATTAGTATCTTGCAAAAAAGATTGTCCAGAAAAGTAATCAAAATGATTAATTAAATAATTTTTAAGATTTTGTATAGAAAAATTAAATATTTGGCTCGTTGAAGTTTCTTTGATTGGTGTATCGTTAAAGTAAATACCTTCAAATATATTTTCATCGTAAACTTTTCTACCAAATTTATTAACCAAACCATCAATTGGACCATCAGAAAGTAAATCAATCATTTCCGCATAAGAGAAAGAAGCTAGAGTATTTAATTGTCCCATTTGAGGGGGCGCAAGTACACCAGGATATTGAGTAATAACAGGTGGGGGTGGGGGTGGGGGCGCACTACCACCACCACCACCGCCTCCACCAGCACCGCAAATCATTAATCTTTTTTTATTTAAAATATTTTTCATTAATTTAAAAAATCTTGTATTAAACTCGCGCTACTGGAATAAAATTGAGATCCAGCACTTTCATTTGATGAATAATTTTTTACATTAGCTTCCAATAAATAAGACGCTATTTTAACTCTACCATACCCAACTGGAAGTGCGGTTCCTTGTGAAGCTATATTTTGCATATTATTAAATACATAGCTTTTTCCTTGAGCTTCCAAAATTGAAGTAACACCTCCAACTGCAATTGCAGAAACAGTTTGAGGAGGTTCTGTTTGCTTTTGCAAAGAATTCATTATAAATGATATACCTACAGAAATAGCTGCGGAAATAGCTGCGTTAATCAAAAATGCACTAACGGTTTCACCTATTGCGAAATCAGCTACTGCAGTTCCAGTAGCCCAACTAACAATCGCTCCACCACTTCCACATATAGATGGAACAATATCTATTGTTTGTATTTTTCTTTTTTCAATAAAATCATTTTCATTTTGAGCAAATTCTCCATTTATAACAATAAAATAATTTAATCCACTTTCATTTAATTTTTTTATTTCCTGTATAAAACCCTCTTTATTTGCATCTATAGCTTTTATAGCAGAAGCAGCATTATTTATTTTAAAAATAAAAGATTTTCCAAATTTTTTTGCTAAAATTCCATGTATTGATATTTTAGTCATACATTTTTATTCCCACGCTACTTCCAAAAGCTTCATTAGAAAAAAATTGATCTAAAGAATAATTTTTCATTGCAACACTAATTATATTAGATGCTACTTTCATTCTTCCATATCCAATTGGAACTGCATTTCCTTGTGAAGCATTATTTTGAAGATTATCAAAAACAAAAGATCTGGCATTAGAATCAAGCGTACTTGTTGATCCACCATTAGCCATCATTGCGGCTTTGCCAGTAGCTTCACTACTTCCAGGTGCTTTTGGCATCGTTAATGCAGTAATTAGCAAATTTACTCCTACTGTAAATGCCACACCTACGGCAACTACACTAATTCCAGCTATAGTACTCATTCCTCCAGTGAAAGCTGCCGTTCCAGTTAAAGTGCCTAAAAAACTTGATCCAAGATAAGGCGCTAAATACCAAGCAACTATACAAGCAATAATAATTAAAATAACCGCTACAATAATCATTAAAGTTTTTCCAGATCCAGTAATCGAGGGAACTAAATGAATTTCAGTACCGTTTTTTTCTAAATGAGCTGTATAATCTTGATTATTTGCATTTAATTTCAAAAGAAATTGCCTAAATCCAGATTTAATCGCATCTATGGCAACTACAAAATCATTCAATCTTCCAAGATGAACTTTGATTTTTTTTCCAAACTTTTTTGCAAGAAGACCATGAAAAACTATAGTTGTCATATTAATTCCTTTAACCTTTGTATTATATTTACATCATAATCCTTGTTTTCGGGTTCATAAATAAAAAATTTTTCAGTGGTTAAAGAATAAATCAAAAATGGATAACAACAATTTTCCGATGTTTTGTAGTCAAAATCGGATGGCTTTTCATCTCCCATAAGATGTGTATGAAAAACTCCGAAGCAATTTCTTTTCATTATGAAACTTAAATAATCATAAGGATCAATAATAAAATAATTCTCTGGACTTTTAGATCTATTTTGCATGTGTCTATAACAATATTTTCCATTTTCATCTGTGCCAATTAAGGCGCATATTTCAGAAAATAAACTTGATTCAGCTTCATTTTTTAAAAATAAGATCAAATCTTCTAATTTATCAAATAAAAATTCTTTAATCATATCTAAATTTATCAGTACCTGGAAATCCACCAAATGGTAAAATTTTAGCACTTGATACGCTATCGTTATAAGATACTGCGCCTCTAGAATTAGTAAAAGTATCAAGCAAAAATCTTTTTTTACAAGCTGACATTGTTTTAGAACAACCATCTTTATCCCATCTTGTAAAATCTTTATTCGGGGTCAATGAAGCTGCAGATGTATGATTTAGTTTACAAATAAACCAAGTAACAGGTGGATCTTTTATGCCGTTTAAATCAGAATTTATTAAACAAACCAAATCACCAGAAACATAATCTTTATTAGGAGTCCATAAAAAATTAGTAATAGTTGCATCTAAATTTCCATAAATTAAATTTCCAGCGGATGTTTTAATATGTTGATTTGGATTAAAAAGAAAATCAGAATCGTCTTCTTTACAAATTACATCTCCTTGATAATTACAACCCATGCCTCTGTACTGCCAATAACAATATCTTCCATAAATACCTCTTCCAGCTGTTTCCAAACTTTGCATATCAAACGGAGTGATTAATTCAAATTGAACAACTTGTTTGTTCTCCATTATTTTTTGAGATATCAAGTATTTTTCTTTGGAAATATACATGTATGCATTAGGAGTTCCAAATGGATTTACATTCGAATCAAAATTAATATCATCTAAATGTCTCAAGAAGACTTTTACCCTAATAAATTTTCCATTTCTAAAATCAGAATAATCTCTTAATATATTTGATATAATATAATCTTTGTTTGAGGCTGTAATTTTTGGTCTTGGCAATCTTCCATTTATATTAGCCTCAAAACCTTCTACTTCAATCGCGGAAGCGTAATAACTTTTACCATTCCAAACAATATCTTTTGTTAAATTATTTGTTCCAGAGTGAAATCTAAATGGTTCTTGATCTGCATCAAAATAAAATTCATAAAGTTCTAAAATAGCTGTTGGCTCTAAATCCAAAAAGGATATTCCCAGATCTTTTCTATTTTTAATTGATTGGTCTGAAAATGTTGACATACCAATTGTAATTTAAAGATTGACTTTTTACAATTAAGATTTACACTTATATATATGAGGTACAGAAGTGCATTCGATAAAACTGGCGAAAGCAGCGAAATGGGAGGTAAAGCAGAAGATCTATTTGAAATTTTAGCTAAAAATAGAAAATTAAAAATAGAAAAAGCTACTTTAAAACAGCAATTATCAAATATAGATTTTATTATTACGAATAAAGATGAAAAAACTTTTATAGATGTAAAAGCTTGCAAAAAAACTTCCAGATCTTCAAGTGAATCAAACGATGAATTTGTATGGATAGAATTTAAAAATATAAATGGAAATAGCGGATGGCTTTATGGAGCTTCTGATTTTATAGCCTTTGAAAGAAATGATGATTTTATAATTGTTCCCAAAAAACCCTTAATACTTTTATGCGAAAGAATTGTAAATACATCTGCAAAAGTAGATAAAGTATCAGATGCATTATATTCAATATATTCTCGAAAAGGTAGAAAAGATGAAATATCATTAATTAAAATGGAAGATATTATAAAAAATATAAAAACAACAATATGGAAAAAACAGTAAAAATAGTTGGAACTAATAACTTATTTAAAGATTTGCAAGATTCAGAATTTATTTTGGAAAAAATTTTAACTAACAAATCTCAAGTTCATATGATTTCTTTAAAAAATTTTCCAGATCAAATTTTCTTTGATCCAAATTGTAAAATTTCATTTATTGAAGAAGGGATTTGGATTGAAGGGTTTGCACAGGTCAAAGATTCAGTGGGTAATTTATCTATAGTTATTAAATAATATGATGCAAATGTTATCGTACAAAGATGTAGTTTTACTACCATCTTATTCGAAAATAAAATCTAGAGATGATGTTAATACTTTTATTGATTTTCTTGGTTATAATTTCAAATCGCCAGTAATTCCAGCTAACATGTTTTGTTGCATAGATTTCAAGATAGCAGAGACTTTGGCAAAATCTGGATATTTTTATATCTTACATAGATTTTATGATTATTATAATCAAATAATTCCTTGGTTAGCTAGAAGTCAGGGATTATTTCCATTAAGTATAAGTATAGGAGTTAAACAAAATGATATTGATTTTGTTCAACATTTATCAGAATCAGCATTTAAAATTGATTTTATTACTATTGATGTTGCTCACGGACATCATGTTCTAGTAAAAAATATCTGCGAACATTTTAAATCTTTAAACTGGAAATATAAACCAAAATTAATTGTTGGAAATTTTGGATCTTCAAAAGGAGTGGAAGACGCAATTCAATGGGGTGCAGATGCTGTCAAAGTCGGTTTGAGTATGGGCGCAGCATGTACGACTTATAATTCAACGGGTGTTGGAACTCCAATGTATTCAGTTGTGCAAGAAATTTCGCTTAATTGTAATATTCCAATTATTGCAGATGGACAAATTAGAGAAATTGGAGATGTAGCAAAGGCAATTAACGCTGGCGCACAAATGGTAATGATTGGTAGTATGTTCGCATCATGTAATGACAGTCCAGCTGAATTTAATTTTTACAAAACTCATAAGCTTTTTTATGGTTCTGCATCCTCAAAAAATAAAGGATACGATAAATATGTAGAAGGCAAAGAGTCCAAAATAGAATGTAATAATTTAAATATTTTAGAATTGCACGAAAAAATTGAACAAGGCTTAAGATCAACTATGTCTTATGCTGGTGTAGATGATATATATAGCCTTACAAAAATGGAGGCTAGACAAAGATTATGATAACCAACGAAATTAAAACTAAAATTCAAAAAATTTTAAACGCAACAGAGACTGGAAAACCAGATGGTGATTATGCAAATATCTCGCTATATGATGATGGACCCAATCGCATTAAACAAATTACATACGGAAAATCCCAGACAACAGAATGGGGTAATTTATCAAAATTAATTGATTTATATATTTTAAAAAAAGGAAAACATGCAGAACAATTTAGACCGTATCAAGATAAAATTGGTAGAATTACTTTGGTTCATGAGCAATTTCTGCTTACTATTTTAAAATTAGCAGGATCAGATCCTATAATGATAGAAGCACAGGATGAATTTTTTGATAAACATTATTGGGAACCAGCAAAACAATGGTTTGATGAAAAGAAATTTACTTTACCTTTTTCAATGCTCGTTATTTATGATTCTTTTATACAATCTGGCTCAATGTTAAAATTTTTAAGAAATAAATTTCCAGAAACTACTCCTGTAAATGGTGGAGATGAAAAAATTTGGATTCAACAATATGTAAAAGTTCGTCATGATTGGCTATCAAATCATAGCCAACAAATTCTTGTTAATTCTTCTTACAGAACTAGAAATTTACTTCAAGGTTTAAAAGAAGAAAATTGGATGTTGGATAAAACTTTTATCGCAAATGATTGCAAAATCTCTTGACTTTTAAAAAACTTGCCTTAGTATGGATTATATGCAAATAGAAATGGAAATTCCTACAATCTCAGAAGCAATTGAACATGCAAATTCCGCACAAGTAGATTGTCTTTGGGCTATTTTAAAATACAAAGAAATTGGTATTCTGAGGAAGATCAAATGTATGTCAGAAGTTTTACAATTCGATATCGATTTAGCTTGCAAAGAACTGCCAGTTAATGAGAATGGTTATATTGTAGATTATAAAACTCGTCATATGATTCATGATATTCTTTTGGAAAAGTCTAAGCAATTGGCAAAACGATAATGGAAAATTCAAAATTGAATCCGCTTGTAAGCTATGAAGTTGTAGATGGTCACAATGAATGTGTGGCAGCATACAGCTTAGAACTTAAGCAAAATTCTAACGGTAGATTTGATCCATTAAAAATGGCTCAAGATACTTTAAAATTTAGACAAGATTATAAATTATTCGAAGTCTATGCAAACGGATTTAGAAAAGAAATTTAATCGCGGGGTCGTCAAGAGGTTAAGACACTAGTCTCATAAGCTAGTATGCGTGGGTTCGAATCCCACCCCTGCAACCAATTTATTTAGCTAAATAATGGGAAAAAGCTGGAGCGAGCCGCGCTGATCTAGTAGCCCGTTGGGGCAAACGAGGTATTTTTTTCCAAACAAGTCGCGGGTAAACTTGTTAGCGAGGATAAGCTCTCGTACAATTTTCTCAGTAACCACAAACCCTCTGGTAGTAGGTTTTGCTGTAATTGGAATGTAGCAGCATAGAAATCCTGCTGAGAAAGCGACACATGCCTCCCTGCGTAGCGGGGTGCAGGGACTGGGAATACTCAGTCGAAGAGTTGTGTGACTAATCGGAGAGACGATTAATTGAGTTCCCCCAATTGGGGTGCGACACCTGCCAGTGGCTCCATGCCGCTGGATCTGGTCTACGTTTTGCGTGGGCTGGGTTAGTGGTGTGACGAATGGAGAGACATCTGTAAAGGCGACACCTGCCAGTCTGACAAAGTGGTGTGACACTGGGAGAGACTAGATTTACTTAAATAAACCAACATATGAAAAAAATCCTATTAGTCTTAGCATTATTTACGACAACAACCGTTGGCTTGGTTCTGTCTTCTACAGGTGCTAAAAAAATCAATACAGATAATATTAAAATAGATTATAAATCTATTTATATGGAAGACCCAAATGATCCAAAATGCTTGGCTGCTATCTTGTCAGAAGCAAGGCGAGCAACCTCTTCAATCTTGCAAGAAGGGGATGCGCCAATTTATAAACACTGTCCCAAATGTGAGACAGGGGTGTTTCTTCCAGATAAAGATGATGTAAATCGTTGCACTTTCTGTGGAAGTCAAGAGTAATTTAAATGGGAGAGTATACCGTTAAGGAGACGGTCCAGACTGTAAATTTGGCGTACTTGTGCTCGGTGGGATCGTTACCCACATCTCCCACTTGTTATGATTATAAATATAGATCAGCTAGAAATACATGCTGCGCATATTTGTAATTTAAATTGTGAAAGCTGTTCTCATTTTTCAAATTCCAAACATAAAGGCTTTGTATCTATAGAAGATGCAGAATATTGGTTATCACAATGGTCAAAAAGAATAAATCCTAAAAAATTTAAAATTGTTGGAGGAGAACCAACATTAAATCCAAATTTAATAGATTTTTTACAAATTTGCAGGAAGTATTTTCCAAATTCATCTTTTGATTTATTAACTAATGGATTTTTCTTACATAATCATTTAGACTTACCAAAAACTTTATTAGATTTAAATATAGATTTATATTTATCTATTCATGATGATTCAAACCAATATATTGAAAAATTAAAAAATATTGAAAATTTAATTTCTTGTTGGCGAAAAAAATATCCATTTAATTATTACACTTATAATAAAAGAGATTTAAATTCTTGGACGAGAAGGTATCATGGTTTTGGAGAAAACGTAAAACCATTTGATGATAAAAATCCAAAAAAAAGTTGGGAAATTTGTCCAGCTAAAAAATGTATGCAATTATTTGATAATAAATTATGGAAATGCTGTTTAATAACTTATTTAAATTTACAAAAACAAAAATATCCAAATTTAAGTAGTGAATGGGATAAATATTTAAAATATAAACCGTTAGAAATTAATTGTTCTGAAGAAGAATTAATTGATTTCTCTTTAAGAAAAGAAGAAGATATTTGTGGCATGTGTCCATCAGAAAAAATATTCTTTAAAAAGAAGTCTCCTTTAACGAATTAATTATTTTACTTAATTCTGTGTAAAATATTTTATGAAAGACTGTGGAAATCATCCAAACTCCTTTTCAACAAAAAGAGAGTTTTTAACTAATTTTGGTTGGGGGCTTGGAGGATTATCTCTAGCTTCAATACTTGGAGTAAATCCAATAACGGCTGAAGCCGTTTCTCCATTGGTTGCGAAACCATCTCATTTTCCAGTTAAAGCAAAAGCAGTAATTCAATTGTTTGCTTCTGGCGCTCCATCTCATGTAGATACATTTGATTATAAACCAGAACTCCAAAAGAGAGATGGAATGAAAGACAGCTATGGTAATTTATTAGCTTCTCCTTTTAACTTTCCACAGTTTGGAAAGTCTGGATTACATATTTCAGAAGTTTGGTCTAAACTTGGTCAACACGCTGACAGCATGGCAATAATAAATTCCATGCAAACTGATATTCCAGATCATGGTATTGCTCAAAAAATGATGAATACTGGATCAACACAATTACCAAAACCTAGTCTTGGTAGTTGGTTAACATATGGTTTGGGAACAGCAAACCAAAACATGCCAGCATTTATTACATTAAATGGTTCTCCAGATTGGAGGCAATGTGCATTTTTACCAGGCATGTTTCAAGGATGCAACGTCCAGTATCGCACAGGTATGAAATCTGATGAGATTTTATCAAATCTTCGTAGCGAGTTTTCGACATTGGATAGACAAAGAAGGCAGCTTGAACTAGCCAAGTCAATGAATATTGAGCACATGTCTAGACTTCAAAAAGATTCTCAACTTGAAGCAAGAATAGAGGCATTTGAAACCGCATTTAAAATGCAAACGGAGGCATCCGACGCTTTTGATATTTCAAAAGAGCCACAAAATATTCGCGATCTATATGGAACAAATGAAGAAGCGAATAAAATGATTGTTGCTCGCAGATTAGTTGAAAGAGGTGTTCGTTTTGTACAAGTTCATGTTGGTGGATATGATCATCATTCTGATATTAAAACTGCAATGACAAATACTGCAATGCGATATGATCAAGCTTTTGCGGGACTTTTAACTGATTTAAAACAAAGAGGATTATTGGATTCTACTTTAGTAATTTGGGGAGGAGAATTTGGTAGAACTGTTACTGCTGGAGGTGGCGCAGGAGCACCTGGCAGAGATCATAATGGAAAAGCATTTTCTGTATGGATGGCGGGCGGCAACGTCAAAGGAGGTCAACGCTATGGAGAAACTGATGAAACAGGTGGTAAATCAATTAAGGATATTGTTCATATACATGATCTTCACGCTACAATTCTTAACCTTATGGGCTTTGATCATACTAAGTTAACATATAACTACAATGGTCGCGAATTTAGATTGACAGATAATTTCGGCAATGTTATAAAAGAATTAGTTAGTTAAGGATCGTTACCCACATCTCCCACTTTTTTTAATTAGTGCTAATTTTTCTTGTGCATCTTTCTCGACATTTGGATTGAAAGATTTCCAATCTCCCAAATGTCCAATTTTTAAATGACATTGTTCAGATTTTTCTTCGCATAATGTAATTAAATTATTTTGATCTAATTCCAATTCTGGATGCAAATGAAATGGTTGTTTGTGATGAACTTGTAAGTCTTGAACTTTTCCACAAGCAACACAAAAAGGTTGCAATTTAAGATGATTTTTCCTAGTAGTTTCCCAATGAGTGGATCTTAAAGATAAAGGTTTTCCATTTAATTTTTCTTTAATTGAATTTATTATTCTTGTAATCATTTTATTATAATTACACGCGATGTCGCCTAGCGGTTATGGCGCTTGAATTGTTATTATTTTTAGTAGTAAAAAAAGTCTCTGGTGGGGGAACGGTAGACCCAGAAAGCTGTTAACTTTCCGCGAAAGCACTGTACGTTCGAATCGTACCCAGAGAGTCAATTTTTTATCGTTGGCGCATAAAAAACAAGTTACCCTTCTTGCGAAAAAGGGATTTTTTCGCACCGTGACTCAGATGGCTAGGGGACAGTCTGCAAAACTGTATTAAACTGGTTCGATTCCAGTACGGTGCTCCATTTTAAAGTGTAAAAACGATATGTCTTTAGATAAGGCTATACAATATGGTAAAGAGTATCGTAAAAAATATTTTGACAGCAGAAGTTTCGATCCGCATTGTCGCAACAATGAGCGCTGCTCTTATTGCAGGGACAATAGGCTATATTCTACAAACAAAAGAAAACGCAAAGCAAATTACGAAATAAAAGAATGGATAGAAAATCCAAATTAACATGGTGGTTAGACTTAGCAAAAGTCGGAGCTACTAGAAGTGAAGATCCTTGGTATAAAGTTGGCGCAATTGGAATCAGAGAAGATGGATCTATTGCTGGAGTTTCTTATAATGGCGCACCACCAAAAATTGAAATAGATTGGTCAAATAGAGATGAGCGTAGAAAATACGTGGTTCATGCAGAGACTAATTTATTAAGATATATAAAACCAAATGAATGTCCAGTAGTTGCTGTTACATTAGCCCCATGTTTTGATTGTCTTAAAAATTTAGCAAGTTACGGAGTAAAGAAAATTTATTTTTCAGAATATTACGAGAAATGTAATGCAGATGAATTGCATAACATGGCAGACTTATTTAAAATAGAATTATTTCATGTCTCTGACCATTAAGATTCAAATCGCTCAATTTATTGTCCAAATAATTGTTGGTGCTGGCATTTTGATTCAAGGCTATATTTTACTTAAACGAGGCCGATAACATCGCCTTTTCGTACATCATCCCAAGTAACAGGTTCAGACGCTTTTGCTTTTTGCTTTTTTCTATTCTTGTATTGTGAGTAGCAAACTGCCACCCTTTGTTTTTGATCTTTATAATCATTTTTCATAATATCGTCACCCATGCAACGATTAATAAATTCACTTTCTTCTTCTTTTTTATGTGGGGTTGGTAGAGGCATATAATCAATAATACACTTGACTTTCTAAAAAATCTAAGCATAATCATTCCATACTCATGAAAATTTTAATTATTGATTCCCATAAAGGTGGGCCTAAATTAACAAATAACTTGCATCTTCTAAATGCAAATTTAATTGCTAAAGAAATAAATGCCGATCTTATCTGGTCTTATAAGACTGTTAATGATGATATTAAGTCTGGGTATGATGTGATTATTTTTAATCATGCATCTCAATATTCTTTTGTAGATTATGCTTGGTTACAAGCAAGTCCAAATGCAAAACTATTTTATATCACAAATGAATATAATTTAGGCGAACCCCGCGCTCTTTGGATGGGAATTAAAGAAGGTAGGCGTTATGATGTAATCGCTAATCATTCAAACGAACCAAGTAAAGTTGTAAGAAAGTATGTTGATAATTGGCACATTACAAATTTAAATACTTTAGTATTTGATCCTCAAGATATTTCTGTAAAAGATAAGAAAGGATTAATTTATTACGGCTCTTTCCGAAAAGATCGCACAAAGTATTTTCAAAAATATTTACAAGGAGACATAACGGTATCTACACATAAGAAGAACATTGAAAAATTTAATTCTGTATCAGTTAATGCTAATTTTATTGATAGAGTAAAATGGTGTAAAGAGGGTCTTGCTCAATATACTACATCATTATATATTGAAGACGAAAAGACACACGAACATTATAATCATTTAGCTAATCGATTTTATGAAGCATTAAATTATAATGTATTACCTATCTTTTCAAAAGAGTGTTTAAATACAATAGTTAAATCTGGATATCCAATTCATCCTTCAACAATTTTTGATTCAGTTGAAGAAATGTATCAAATAAAAGATTACTTAGAAACCGCTGAACTATTTAAATATAGACTTCTTCTGGAATATAAAAAGAACGCAGCTATTGAAAAGAAAAAAACAATAGAAACAATTAAAAATATTATTTATGGGAATGTTTGATGGAGTTTATGTAGCAAAATCTTTAATTGACGAAGTTCTTAAAGATACGGATATCAAGATGGAATCTTTTGAGGGTTATTACGATTTTCAAACAAAAGACCTCGATAATGTAATGTGTTCTTTTTATATTGAAGCTGATGGAAGTTTTTGTTGGGAGAAATTAAACCAAGAGTATATACCCCCAACGAAGGGGAAAGAAAAAAAAGGTAGATGGAATATTGGAGAAATGAGAGAAATTTCTCCCCCAGAAAAAATCGAAGATACTCGCACTGCTTATATAGAATTTTACGATGGCTTCGCGTCGGAAATTGAACGAATTTTTATTACATTTAAAGCTCATGTTAAATGTGGAAAGTTACAAGAGCCGATTTCTATTTTAAGTATTGAAAGATCAAATTTAGAACAAGAAGCCATTCAAACAAAACTTTTTGATGAAAAGTGGCAAAAGATCAAAAAAGATAAAAGATGGATTATCGGATCTGCGATAAGAGAAATTAGATATAAAATTTCTAGATTTTTCTCTCCGATTAGTCGTAAAATTGATAAGTTACAAAGCAATCTTTTAGATTCAGCAAGAGAGAAGCAGTTTCCGAAAGAAAAAGAATATAGAGATTCGTATTATGAATAATTTAATTATTGGCGATGTCCATACAAAATTTGAAAAAGTAGAAAAAATTATCAAAGATTATGATTGTCCAGTGATTTTTATTGGCGATTATTTTGATGATTTTGATGACGATGCCGAAATAAATAAAAGTACAGCAGAATGGCTAAAAGAATCGTTAACGAAACCAAATAGGATTCATTTATTTGGAAATCATGATTTCCAATATAGGATTAAACCTATAGGCATGGTAGCATATTCTGGATTTCATTATAAAAAATATGAAAAAATTAATGAAGTCATGACCGAAGATGATTGGGATAAACTCAAATATTTTCATTCAATTGATAAATATTGGTTCTCTCATGCTGGAATTACTGAATATTGGTTTCAACATCCTGTATTAGGATTAACAGTCGAAGGCATCAATGAAATTATTTCAAAAGCAAAAGAAGCCGTAAAAGTTTCAGATCTTGAAGGGGCGCAACCTTTAATCGCCGCTGATTATTACAGGGGCGGTAGACATCGAAAAGGAGGATTGCTTTGGAATCATGATGCAAATACTGATTACATTGGTGGAATTACGCAAATCTATGGACATACCGAACATAATGAAATTCAAGTTAAGAGAGCATTAAATAATGTTACAATCAACGTAGATACTGGTTTAAGAGAAGTGCTTGAATTAGATACAGATCTCAATATGTGGAAAATTAAAAAAGTTTAATATGATAAATACGCCTAACCATAAATACGTACATAAGGGATGGGGATACGAACTATGGATCACCAATACAGATAAATATTGTGGAAAACTTTTGTATATACAAAAAGATAAAAAACTTTCTTGGCATTATCATAAGTTAAAGGATGAAGTCATGTACGTCCAAGAAGGGACTATTATCATCACTTATGGTTATGACGAAGACATTAATAAAGCTGAAACAATTAAATTAGAAGTTGGAGATAGTTTTCATATTCCAGTAGGTTTAATTCATAGAATTTCAGCAATTAAAAACGCACAAGTATTTGAGTTTTCAACTCAACATTTTGATGAAGATTCTATTCGCGTAGAGAAAGGAGATTAATATGTTATTATCACTAATCGCTAATTTAATTAAAGCAATATCAGCATATTTAGAACTTAAAAACAAATCATTTTATTATGACATCCTCGAAAAATCAAGAAACCGTCAATCACAACTTACTAAAGAAATCGAAAAACTTAGGGCTGAAGGCACTAACGACTCTAACGATATCGCTGATGCTATCTTCATGCAATTCTGTGCCGAGCAAAAGTACTGCAAACATTTATCAGCCACTTATTCTCCGATTGAAAGCAAAGCAGCAGATTCAAACAAGTGATGGTGCATATACACCAGAAACTGATGAAGTTTGGCATAGCGATTACCGTTTTCGTAAATTGGAACGTCAAGTAACAATGCAATAATATGAAAACAATTTTTTTAAAAAATATTCATTTTATCTTATTTGATGATTGGTTTACAAAACTATCAGAAAGTGAACAAGAATCTGTATTACAAAATACACCAGGTATAGAAAACTATTTGGGTGTTCATTTAAAGAGTGAAGTTTTTGATGAAGAAAAAGGATTTGAATTTGAAATAATTGATGAAGATAGATGGAATACGGTAAAACAAATTCATGAATTTTTACAAAGCGTAGAATGAAAGTAGATTTAATTGATAAAATGGGGTCTGATTTATCAGTCGTTAATGCAGCTAGAGTCAGTTTTAGCAAACAATCTGAATGGAATTGTGATTATGTAGAACAAATTGATCCTGACTCTAGAACTATTTCACATGAATATACTAAATCCTTAAAAGAAGGAGATAAAAAATTAATTAATTTTCTTGCTCGCGAAAATCATTGGACTCCATTTGGCCATTGTTCCCTTCAATTTAGAATTAAAGCTCCAATTTTTGTCGCTCGTCAATTAGCAAAGCATCAAGTCGGACTTGTATCGAATGAAATCTCTCGCCGCTATGTAGATAGCGAACCAGAATTTTATTTTCCAGAAAAATGGAGAAAAAAGAATCCAGATAAAAAACAAGGCAGTTATGAAGATGAATTTGTTGATTTAAAGTTTGCGGAGGAATGTAATATAAAAAGTGTTGTTGAAATATGTAAAAATACATATAATGCAATGCTTAATATGGGAGTTTGTGCAGAGCAAGCTAGAATGATTCTTCCTCAAAACATGTATACTGAATGGTATTGGTCGGGAACATTATTCGCTTTCGCTAGAGTATGTAGACTTCGCGTTAAAAAAGATACACAAAAGGAAACGAGAGAAATAGCGGAAGAGATCTCAGAATTAGTATCAAAACATTTTCCAGTCTCTTGGGAAGCTCTTATGTGTAAATAATAGTATTATGATACAGTTAATTACATGGGTTGGCTCCCACTCAGATCAAATCATAGGTGCTCTTACTTCGATTGTAACTGGAGCTTCTGCACTAGCCGCATTAACTCCAACTCCCAAGGACGACACTTTTATCGGAAAATTATATAAAGTCATTGATTTCTTAGCTTTAAATATCGGCAAAGCTAAAGATAGCGGCAAAAAAGACGAAACACAAAAATAATTAATATTAATTTAATTTAACCTCCACTCAAAAGGTGGAGGTTTTTTATTGTGTAAATATAGGATGGAAGAAATTCACTCATCCTCTGAGTTAGTGCAGTTACTACATTCTTTTATAGATGGTGGATGGCTAGTACTAATAGTGGGTATATGTGGAATGATGGCGAGATTAGCTCTTTTTAGTGGGAAAGTAACATTTGCGTATTGTATTAAAAATTTACTTGCAGCTATGTTATGCAGCACAATAACATGGGTAATTTTAGAAGAAATAAAAATGCATTTTATGTATAAAGCTATAATTTACACATTAGCAGGTTTAGATGCTCCAGAGTTGTTAAGAGGAGCAATGAAATTAGCTAGTGGATTTGCTCAAGATCCACATTCATTTTTACTACAATTACAAAAGGGAAAATTTTATGGCGGCAAAAACAACGACTCAACAAATAACAGATCAAATAACAGATCAAATAACAGGACACATAGAGCACGAAGTAAATAGAAATAAAATTTTTATTGTATTACTTGGATGCTTAATTCTTTGCATGGCTTTCTTTGGAAAAGTAATTAATGATAGTGCAAATGATGCTTTCGATAAGGTTGAACAACATTTTACATTATCGAATGATTATTTATCGCCAATTTTTGATACTTATTCTTGCGTAACCGTAGATGGAGTAGTTAAAGTTGCCCATAAAATAAAAAACAAAAAAGAAGTTTCGGAAGAAATGAAACTTAGATTTGCTGAAACAAAAATAAAATTACAATATTATTTTGAAAATACACCTTGTCATAAAAAAGAATTAATAGAAAAATTAAAAAAGCAAACAGATGATACAAATAACTATTGGGATAAAATTTTAATAAATTTTGACTCTGACAATGCTTCAAATTTTGCTATGGATACTTTAGAAAGCGGAGAATTATATGCTCAAACTGATCCTATTTTAGGAACAATAAATTCTTTATTAGATTGTCACTTAGAAACTTCGAAAACAGAGAACAATAAATGTCAAAAATCCTTGAAATCTTTCAAAAGAATCTGTATAGTCAGTTCATCCATAGGGATAACAATTATAATGGCTGTCATTATAAAATTCTTTACCGAAAAAAATGAAATTCAAAAAGGGCGTAGCAACAATATCAGTGGAAAAAGTGTGGGACGACCAAAGTCAGCAACACCTCGTAAAAAAGCAGTTCCAAACAAAAAATAAATATCAAAAAGAAAGAGATTTCTATATTGGATATGGTTTGTTTTTTGATTTTGTCACTGATTTAGTGAAATTTGATGATGAAACTAAAACTATTTGGACCAAATATTGCGGCATTTCATTAAATTTAAAATATCCTTCCAAAGAAAGATATAAATTTAAACAAGGTATTCGTTCAATAGTTGAACAATTAGAAAGTTATAATTTATTCCATAACGACATAAGATGGAAAAATATAGTGGAAAGTGATAAAGGTGAGTTATTTTTGATTGACTTTGAGGTCATTTCGAATGATAATAAGGAGAGAGATCCAGAATATATTCTCCGAGATAGACCAAATAAAAAATGAAAACTGTACCAACCGTTCATGAACTGCGAAAGCAAGGATATAAAGTAAGAGTGACTCACATTAGGAAGTTTCAACGCTTTGATCCACAAACTGGAAAGAAGACGCAATTTTATGCTCCTTTTCAGTCTAATAAATTTTCAAAAAATCATCCAGATTCCCCTTTGATTGCCGAGAAAGAAAAGTATGAAGAGTTCTTTTTATGCATTCGTGGTGGTGAGACTATCGTTGAAATCGCTTTCAAGGGTAAAGAAATCGGTAGAGGTGTAGCTGTATGCTCTGACGAAGATTCGTATGTGAAGAAATATGGCGTAAAAAAAGCTGTTGCGTTAGCCCTAAAAGCTTCAAAACTAAACCAAGATCCATATGCTCATTTAAGGAAACTTTTTAATGTTAAAAAAACTCCTTAGTAAGTTTATTTGTTTAGCTTTTTATCATTTAGGCGATATCTGTTGTCGTCTAGGTGATTTTTACTTATATAATAAGTTCATGTCTTTATCTCTTGACATAGATATCAAAAACAATTTAAATATTTGGAAAGAATCACAAGATGAATAAAACACTATATGTAATATTGCCATACTTTAATTTTTTAAAGAAAAAAAGTTTCGACAAAAATTTAGATCTTTTTTTAACTAATTTTAAAAAGTATATTAATATACAAATAGTTATCAGTGAAGCGTCATGTGATGGTGAATTTTTAGAAGTTGAATGTTTTAAACATTTAAAATATCAAACATCTCAAATTCTATGGTATAAAGAAAATTTAATTAATTTGGCAATTAAATCCTTACCAGAAGATTGGAATTATGTTGCTTGGATAGATAGAGATGTAGAATTTTTAGAAGAATCTTGGGTGGAACAAACTATTAATTCACTTAATAATTTTAGTATTATACAGCCTTGGTCAAATATTACATTTTTAGATCAAGATGAAAATCCAGAATTTTCAGAAAAAATAAGAGTATCCTCAGTTAATTTTGCGTTAAATTATTTTAATTTTGATATTCATTTTCCTCATCCAGGCCATGCTTGGGCAGCAAATAAAAATTTTTTTAATACAGTTGGTTTCTTATATGACAAAATGATATTTGGTGGCGCTGATTTAATTATTTTTGATTGTATTTTTAACTTTTTACCAAAATTTAAAAAAAAATTTTGTTTATCTAAACAATACTATTCAATATGCGATAAATATAGAAATTGTTTTAAATCTGTAAAAGTAAGTTTTATAAATCAAAAAATTATACATCATTTTCATGGCAAAATTGAAGATAGAAGAAAAATACAATTTAAAAATGAAAAAATAAATAGAGATTTTATTTACAAAGAATTAAATTTAAACGAAGATATGTTCTTTTATAGAGAAGATGGGCTTTTACAATTAAAAGAAGATTTTTTATACATTGAAGAAATTTTGAAACAATATCTCTTGCAACGTGCGGAAATTTAACGTATAGTGAAATTGTATGAATATATTTTGCTTAGATCCAAATCCTACAATCGCAGCACAATACAACTGCGACCAACACTGTAATAAAATTGTGCTTGAATGCGCACAAATGATGGCTAATTGTTTCTCTTTAGATGTACTCCAATCTGCTCCTCCTAACTCTTTGGGTAAACCTCGCAAGCATTCCTATTACAATCATCCTGTATCTAAATGGATGCGGCAAACACTGGGCAATCTGTTCTGGTCTATCGATCATGCTTTTGCCCTTGAGTCTGAGCGTATCTATCGCGGCTACAATCCTCACTTTTCTATGCGATTTATTCGCTGGGTAGCTGATAATTTTGACAAAGGAGTCGTGCCAGACGACCAAAAAACCGAATTTGCAGTCGCCATAGCAGACCAGATGCAATGTCGCCAACATCCTGACTTCAATTTGCTTGACTCCGTTGGCAAATATCGTCTATATTACCAGCACGACAAGCCCTTTGTTACATGGACTCGCCGCTCACAACCCGATTGGTTTGCTAAAAAATAATTATGAAATTTCAAACTGCAGCAATAATACTTGGATTAACAATCTCTAGCGCAACTTTTACTGCGCTATCAAGATCTTATCATGATGAAATTGCATATAATAAAGGTTATGCAGATTCAACTTCATACTTTAAACAAATGCTTTTGGATGAAGGATTTGCAGAATACGATAAAAAAACTGCCGAATGGCATTTACTTGATCCATCTACTATTCAAGGCAATTTAATTCCAGTGCCAAAAAGAATTCTTTATACCACAATAGAAGATCAAATTCAATCTTACGAAGATGAATTAAAGGTACTCAAAAAACAAAAGGAAATTGCTTCAAAAAGACAACCTCGTTCACAGACTGTAAAGTTAGATATGAAAAAACTTTAGTTACATCAAAGTAATTAAATATTTTAATTGATTTAAAGAACCTAACATTTCATCTCTTATATTTAAGAGATCAGTACGTCCGCTAAGTTGAGGATCGGAATCAAAAGATTTTAAATATTCAATATATCCATCAACAGTATTGGCAATATTTGAAGAAAAACCAAATTCAGATGATGTAGATTTGTAATTGTTTAATTCTAAAACAAAATTAGTCTGAGAAAATACACGACCAAAAGTTCCTTGATATGTTTCAACAAATTCATCAATTGATTCTTCCAATGCTTCGTAAGTCATATCTAAAGCCTTATGCTCAGAAAAACTACTAGTTTGCCAATGAAATACTTTAATTTGATTAAGAATTGTTAATAAAGGAGTAATAATTGAAGCCATACTGTATAATTACACTAATAGAACATTTTTCAATTGACTTTTGAATTTCAAGAGTTATTCTAATATATATGGACATTTTTGTGGAGATACCATTGGATAATTTTAATTCTTTCTTTGAAAAAGAATATTTAAATCATAATAAAAGCGCTTCTTATTATGAAATATTCCATAAAATGTCTGAATTCAAAAAGAGTTACGCAAATCAAATTTTAGAAAATTATTATGGATTGCATTACATGGGTCTTGTGCAAGATAATAATAGTTATAAATTCACAGTACTGAATAAAAAATTGTATAGTATTGCAAAATTAAAATTTGGTATATGATTTTATATGTTACTTATGCAACCTTTGCGTATTGGTCAATAGATTTGCGCAAAGAAATAAAATTAAAAATGATTAGCTCTGGTAGCAAAATAACAATGGAAGATTATTTTCCTCTACAAAATAAAATGACCAGAAAGCATATTGGTTTTGAATACAGTTCTTCTGAAAATGGCGCTGGCTATTATCATAATGCTTTAAATAAATTTTCATCTAAACCAACCGCTATTGTTAGAGAAAGCGTTATTAAATTAAGAGTTTTAAATCAAAAAAAATTTACAAATTTTATGTTTAAATATAATAAAGATTTTGATTTTATAGACAAAGATAAGGTTATGATGTAATATAATTTATATGGGGGTGCAAGGATTCGACTATATCGAAGTTTGTAACTAACATGCAATGGGTAGAATTGACCATTAAAACAATTCAAAAAATCAAACGCCGAAGATAATACTGACGCTATCTTGGCAGAAGCTGAGTACATCATCAACAACGCTGACTTGTTCATCGTTGATGAAGTGTTCGCAGAAGCTGCATAAGAAACAGAAACGGACTCCGTTAAACTTTCTGTAAAACGTAACGGGTAGGGCAAAATCGTGAAACCCTGAGAAATAAATCGAGAGTTACTGGTAGACTTCGCGCCAGTAGGTAGACTTTAAAAGTAGGTGATGCACCACGGCAACCTTTAGTCATCAAATGCCAAACGTATCTAAGCATGTAAGTAGTTAGTTATTAATTAGTTATAGGACTCGGCTATCGTCATGCCGACACCTCCACCACTTTCTCTTGACTTATTGCTTCAGTGTTGTATGATTGCCTTATGAAAATATCAGAATCAGATTTTGAAGCTTTATACAAAGAGTATAAAATTAGATTGTTTAAGTTTGTAGAAAAAATTGTTTATTGTCCAAGTAGAGCAGAAGATATTGTTCAGGAAACTTTTGCACGCTTGCTTAAGCAAGACTACGAAAAAATAAAAGACCATGTTACAAAATGGCTTTTTACGGTATGTCGTAATTTATCTTTTAAATTAAAAGCAAAAGAAAAAAGATATGTCACCTTACTTGAAGATGATTCAGATATTATAGATGAAGCAAAAAATCCATCTGAATCATTAGATTTTTCAGAACAAAAAGAAAATCTTTTAAAGTGTATTGAAAGACTATCTCCTCTACAAAAGAAAGTTATTAAATTAAGATATTTAAAACAATTAAATAATCCAGAAATTGCTAAAACTTTAAAAATAACTGTAAATGCCGTTTCATTTCATGTTTGCAAAGGAAAGCAAAATCTTTTTGAAATTATGAAATTTTCTCACTAAATTGATTGACATTAAACTTAAAATATTTAAACTATAAATATGAGCATTAAAGTAGAAAAAGATATCAAAATGAATATGTCCTTGAGCCCCTCTCAAACCAAGGATGCGTTGAGACTACTATTAAAGTCTCGCGAAGTTCCAATGATCTGGGGTCCACCAGGGATTGGTAAATCTGCCATCTGTCAAGAGCTTGCGAATGAAACAGGGCGCAGACTAATTGATATTCGATTGGCGCTTTGGGATCCAACTGATATTCGTGGCATTCCATATTTTGATCCAGAACATAAACAAATGTTATGGGCAGCACCTTCTGAATTTCCAAAGGTAGCTTCCGATAATTCAATCATTCTTCTTGATGAATTGCCTTCTGCAGCACCAACGGTTCAAGTGGGCGCTTATCAGTTAACTCTTAATCGCAAGATTGGAACTTACTCTTTGCCAGACGGAGTAGATGTAATGGCAGCGGGAAACAGAGAAACTGATAGGGGTGTTTCCTTCAAGATGCCTTCTCCTTTAGCAAACAGGATGACTCATATCGAAATGAAAGTCGATCACTCTGACTTTATCCAATGGGCTATTGACAACAATATGGAGACAAGTGTCATTTCTTATTTAGCTTGGGCAAAAGCAGATATATTTGATTTTGATCCTCAGAGATCTGGAAAAGCATTTGCAACCCCCCGTTCTTGGGAAAAGGCAGCTAATATCATTCAAAACTCTAAAGGTTGTTCGGAAGCCGTTTTGACTTCAGTGATTGCTGGCACTGTCGGAGAGGGATTAGCTATCAAATACATGGCACACAGAAAGATTAGCATGAAACTTCCAAAGTCGGAAGACATCCTTGACGGTAAGTTAAAAACATTTAAATATGGAAAAGATATTTCTATACTATATGCATTGATCATGAATTGTTGTCACGATCTTCGCGAAAGAAAAGATACTCCTTCTAAGAAGTTTTTGGAATATGTAGATAATTTCTATATGTTTATGTTATCTAATTTTCCACAAGAGTATCTTGTGATGGGAGTTAAACTTTCAATCAGAAACTTTGGTTTACCAATTGATCCAGAAAAGTTAAAGAGTTATGATCTTTTCATGGAGAAAGTTGAAAAACATTTATTTAGTAACGATTAATTAAAATGAGCGCAGCAGCAGAAGATAAACTAATTACAGCAAAAATACGATTGATTTTAAATCAGCCGTTTTTTGGAAATATCGCTCCCAGATTAATTATGCAAGAGCGTAAAGATATCCCCGTTGCAGCAACGGACGGTATTCATTTCTTTTATAATTCTGAAGCTATTGAAAAATTAACTTGTGATGAATGCGTATGGTTAATGGCACATGAAGTCGGCCATGTAATCTTTTTCCATTTTGATAGAATGGGCGCTAGAAATAAAAACGCATGGAATTGTGCTGCTGATTACGCTATTAATTACATCTTAAAAAAGAATAGTATTGGAAAACCAATAAAAGATTGTTTGTATGATAAAAGATTCAGCGATATGAGTGCTGAACAAATTTATGATATAATTATAAAAGAACAAATTAATTTTGAAGATCTTGTTAAACAAGTCATAGATACTCATTTACCTTTATCTCATGATGAAAATGGTAACGAAAGAACTCAGGAAGAAATTGAATCTTTAAGAAATGAAATCAAAGAAGCTATTATTTCTGCCGCTCAAAGTTGCGAAGCTGGAAAAGTTCCACTGGGAATCGAAAGATTAATAAATGGAATAACCAATCCAAAATTAGATTGGAAGGATATCATCAGACAATCAATTAAATCTTGTTTAAAATCAGATTTTACTTTTCAAAGACCTAATAAAAGATCTTTCCATACTGGAATTTATTTACCAAGCATGGATAGGGAGGATCAAGTTGAAATCGCCGTAGCGTTAGATATGTCGGGATCGATTGGTGATGACGCAGTTCAAGCATTTCTTTCTGAAATTAATGGAATAATAACTGATTTTAGTTCATGGAAGATTAAAATTTGGAGCTTTGATTGTAAGATTTATAATTATAAAGAATACTCATCTGATTACGATAATGATGTTTTATCGTATAAACCAAAAGGTGGGGGCGGTACACTATTCGAATGTAATTGGGAGCATATGAAAAATCTTGACATGAATCCTAAATTATTTATTGTGTTTACTGATATGTATCCTTGCGAAGGATGGGGAGATCCAAATTATTGTGATACTTTATTTGTTTCTTATGGAACAAGGGGTGTGGAAGCGCCATTTGGAGAAACTGTTTATATTTAATATGACTCTTTATAAAAAGGAAGGTAGAAGATATGTGCCAGTACATGATACAGAGGGTTATTATGGCCTTGACAATGGGTGTTGGCTAGTTCAGGTAGATAAGGGCTGTACATCTATTAGAAAAGCTGTAGAGCCAAATATGGCGGCTCTTAAGTTTGCCACTTTAATTAAATCAAGAAAAATTTGCGATTATCTTTCTGAAGTTAGTAAAGCTCGACCACATAGTACAAAATTAACAAAAAAACAGTTGCAAATCTTTAAGATGTTTGATAATCTACCAACTAAGGATAAGTTACTTTATTGGCAGTATGATTCCTTACAAGATATGGCTGAAAATATAATTAAATTAATTCTAGATGAAAAAACGAACTAATGATAGTATCCGAGAGGAAATAGATAAAATGTCACTTGAAGAAGTGAAGCAGCACGCATTCGCTTATTTAAGGATTAAAGAACATATCTGGAGAGAATTTGAAAAATCTATTTCTGAAAATAGAACTAGAGAAAAACTTAGATTAAAAGTCGCACAAAAACACATATCCTTCTGGTTTAACGAATACTTAAAATGAAATACACTAACATCGATCAAATAGTTTTAGACACAATCAATCGCTTTCTTAAAGAAGATAAGAAATGTGATATCGTAGCAACTCCAGAATCAATTTTAGTTGAAGACTTAGATATTGATTCGCTCGATACAATTGAATTAGGTCTTCAAGTAGAAGAAGAATATCATATAGAAATGCCAATCGAAGAAATGATGGCAAGTAATTTAGTAACTGTTAACGATATTATAACTTTTGTAAAAAATTATCATGATTCAAATGCTGAATAGTTTTCTTAATGGATTCGATAGATTCCTTAGAAGACTCGCCGCCATAGTTATTGTTCTATTTATAATTCCCTTTTTATCTTTAGCGTATCTATTTGGAGTTTTTGATATAACATCTCAAAATGAGGATGAGTAAAATTATGAATGACGAAATACAGAATGACGATATAAAATATAGTAACTTAGATATAGATTTGAATGAGTTTGATAAAAACACATTAATTTATTTAATTATTTACGCACACGAAAACAATCTAACTTTCAACAAAGTAATCGAAACTATTTTAAAAGAATTTTTAAGTCGATATGATGACACAGCAGGATAAACAATCTTTGGAAGATTTTGAAAAAGCTTATAAAAGAAAAATATCTTTTGCTATTTTAAAAGGTGGTAAACCACCACCTAGAAAAGGTCTTTTAAGAACCATTTGTTATTTAAGTGGTTTGGGTCAATGGTATTCCTGTGTTGGTAAAACAGGTCAAGGAAGAAAAGGTTACAATAGATATTGTCGTTTGGTATTAAATTTACCCACATTATCTGAAAAAAATCTTTTCCTTGATTTTTTTGAAGAATATATTAATAAAAATGTCGCTCCTTATCTTGGCGATTGTATTTTTAATTTTGACGAACTTCAGTTTGGTCATATTGGCATAGAATACAAATCTTCAGAAGTTAGATGGTATTTAATTGATTATGAATTAAATTTACTTTATAAAGAAAATTGCTACACTACATCAGCTAATGAATTTAGCGATGGATATACAAATGTACTAAGATTAAGACAAGATACGGAAAAAACATTAGCTTTAAATAATATTGTTGAAAATATGAGTCATATTCTAAAAATAACTGATTGCATAAACTTTCTTGAGAGTAATGGCTATAATGTCGTACAGAAAAAAAACTTGATAAAATAAAAACAAAATGTAAAATTTAATATGACTATAGTAATAGCCACAGGTGGATTTGATCCTATTCATTCGGGTCATATTAATTATTTAAATGAAGCTAAAAAATTAGGTAATATCCTATATGTCGGCCTTAATAGCGATGCATGGCTAACTCGCAAGAAAGGCAAAGCCTTCATGAATTGGGAGGAAAGAGCAGTTATTTTATCTAATTTAAAATCAGTAGATTATGTAACTGATTTTGAAGATTTTGATGGAACTGCTAAAGATGCAATCAGAATTGTAAGAAAGCAACATCCAACAGATAAAATTATTTTTGTTAACGGAGGAGATAGAACTAAAGAAAATATTCCAGAAATGGATATTCAAGATAATAATTTAGAATTTATATTTGGCGTTGGAGGCGATTACAAACAAAATTCAAGTTCATGGATACTGAAGTCTTGGCAAAGTTAGATACGATTGAGATTCCATATGAAACATATTGGAATATGTTGTTTGATTCTCTTTCTGAAAAGAAAAAAAATAAATTATTAGAAGAATGCGATGGTGATATAGATCATTGGCTCGACACAAAAGATGCTTATAGATATAGTTCTTTGTTTGACAATCGAATTGGAATCAAGTACTCTAGTAAAATCGCAGAGCAGTCTCCACCCTTAGATTACGAAGAAGAAAAAACAATAATTTTTCTTATAAAAGACAGAAAAAAAATACTTAAATATAGATTATTATATGGATTCTAATAAAGAAATAATGTGTTTTAGAAGCGGAACAAAAAGAGTCGCAAAACTTTGGGGTCAAAGAGTTTTTTGGTCGGGAGATATGATTGATGTATGCAGTATTTGTGGATTAGATATTTGGACTGTTGACTTTGAAAAATTTCATGATACCTTAATTCAGACAGAGTTAGAAAACTTAAATGCATAACCTTTACTTATTAAACGAAATGATTGAATTTATTGAACATCGTTGGAGCAAAGATCCAATTTGTCCACACTGTGGACACGAACAAAAAAAGAGCTTTATTTTTAAAGCTACAACTCCGCATTTAGATTCAGATTGCGATAATTGTAGAAAAGAATTTAGACTATGGGAGGAAATCGACTGTAGTTATAGTACGGAAAAGTTATGATGGGTTCATTATTCGCATTAATATCATATGGATGTGTTTTTGCGCTAATAGAAATATTAATTTCTGATGCCTTGCCAGTACATTTAAATCCTTTATTTAAAAATATCATTATAGGAATAATATATTTTTTATTAATTAAATGGATACTGTTGTATTTATAGATGCAAGAAAATACTGGTCTTTGACACATTTGGCTTGTGATGAAATACAAGAAGATCTCTGGTGGTTTTCAAGTTCAGATGAATTAGATGCTATGTTTTTTGGCCTCAGAGAGTTTACCGATCCAAAAACCGTTAGCGAAAATCCACATTTAAAATCTTTTAAAGTGATAAATCCCAAGAAATATATTTGGGCCAAATTAAAATATAATATATAGTATGGTTATTTTTCAAGCTTTACCTTCAAGACTATTTCCAGTGGTAGTAAACGCTATCCTTCCACACTTGGGAGAAAAGCAAGTTCTTGAATTTCATTATCCTTATTATGTAAAAAGATATGAAGATTGGTTAAAGCCAGAAAATATTCTCAGAGGTTTACCTAGAGAATGCGTACATCAAAGATTTGATGGTTTTATGTATGGTGTTTTTGGTTCTCACCATTTAAATCTAAAAACTGAAGAAGATTTTGTTTGTACTTTGTTGCATCACCCAGTAGATCAAGTTTATGAATGTTTTGCATATTTATATTTCACTCATAAAACTTGTGGTCCGAGAACCGAAGAGAATGTAAGAAACAATCCTTGGGCTAGATATTTAGCAGAAATAGAAATTTTTAAAGATTTTGAAGATGTATCTTTGGAAAGGTTTGTAGATCTTGTATTAGAAGATTTTGATTTTTCATTTGAATACAAAGATATTCAGTATCTACCAATCCCAGAAAATATTTATGGATATGGTAGGACAAATTATTTTAATTATATTGGCAAATATACAGAATTAGAACCCTTTTTTAAAAAACTAAGTATTGAATTAGGCGTTGATATACCGCCACCCAAAGATCAAAGAGCAAACGCCTTCAAAGGTGAATATTACAAAAGAGATCTTTTGGAAAAGAAATTTGAAAAACAAATTCATTATTATAATAATTTAATCACTTCTATTTAATATGAAGGTAAAAATAACTAAAATAGCTCAAGCTCCAGATGCAAGATTTCAATCTGCAAAAATGGATCAATATGTACCTGGACAAATTAATGATAATTTATCGTTGCCAATAGAATATTGGTGCGAAGGTAATTTAATAAGACCAATTGAAATTGGTCGCCCATTAGTTATAGCAAGAACGATTAGAAACGGTGTTGAAGCGACTGGAACAATGATTACTTCAGAAGTTACGTCAATAAAACACGATCAAATTACAACTAAAAATTCAATTTATAATATCGAGTATCTTGAATGAAAAAAATAATTCAATTTTTGTTTTCTTTGTTTTTCTGTAAAGAGGTATTAGCCTCACAGAAGACCATTGGTATTTATCAACAATATCCGATAGCCGATCCACAATGCGTATCGGCAATGCAAACAATTCTTGAACCAAGATATAAAACATTAATAATTAATCACGAAGAATTAAATGCTGCTATATTAAAACAAATAGATTGTATTGTTTTCCCTGGCGGCTTAGGAGATTCAGATAATTTTGATAATTTTCTTCCAGAAAAAAAGAATTTAATTCAAAAATATGTTGCATCTGGTGGCAAATATGTAGGTGTTTGTATGGGCGCTTTCTTTGCTGGAAAGTATTACTTTGATATCTTGGGTAATACAGATGCTGTACAATATGTAAAAAGAAAAAACGCAAACGTCTTTACTGAAGAACCAACAGTAGCAAATTGTTTTTGGCTGGGAAAAGAAATTGATATGTTCTTTTACGATGGCGCAGCATTCATTGGAGATCTAACAAAATATGAAATCGTTGCTAGATACAGAAATGGAGATCCAGCAGCAATAGTTAAGAGGTATAAGATGGGTATCGTGGCAGCAGTCGGCCCTCACCCAGAATCTTTGCGTTATTGGTATGATGAAATTAAAAAACAAAAACATTGGCACAAAGGAAAACAACATACATTGTTGATTGAAATCTTTGATAATATTTTTAATGAGTGAAGAAGCGTTAATCGATACTGATGTTTTTTGGTCGTATGCTAAAGTAGTTTATCCGATGGAGGCTAATTGGCATTTGCTAGATCACCGTATACAAAAAATAACCAAAAAAGAAATTGGATTAGAATTTATCGAAACTGCATTTAAACCAGAATCGCAAGATATTGAATTTAGATTTAAAATAGTCGATAGAAAAAAGTACGCATTTGCAAAAATTAAGTACGGAATTTAATTTTGCCCCTTGACAAAGGGACTTTTTTGCTATAAATTTGCGCCATGAGTACAACAAATATTGCCATCGTAAACGAATTCGTAATCGAAGCTGATGATTATCATGAGTTTCATGTAATGAAGAAAACACTAGAATCAACACTGGGACTAATTTATTCGTATAGAGAATTTCAAGTAGATCCCGAAACTAGACATTGTAAAGCTTATAAGGCTTGCTTTACCTTTAAGGGCATTCGTCATCCCGCGCAATACTCAGCAGATATTGAATAATATGAATAACAATACATATGTAACGCCTAAATGGGTTGTTTTAAATACATTGATCGAACCACCAGAATGGAATGTATTTGAAAATGCAGCAGAGATGAATCACTTTCTTAAAGAAAAAAGTTTAGAAGATTGGGATTATACAAACACTTATAAAATTTTTGAAATTGAAGTTAAAAACATATTTAAATCTTCTGTGGCGGTTCATTTAGATAAAATTAAAGATAAAATTAAAGATGAAAACATTTCTTTCTGATAGACCAATTTTAAGATATTCATTTCTCTTCTTAGGTTTAATTGTTGGATCTTTTACTGGTTGTGTTGCGGCTATTATTTTATTGGGAGTCATCTTCAAATGGATAAGTTAGAACTTTCTTATAAATGAATGGAAAAGGATCTAAACCGCGTCCAATTAAAAACATTAAAAAATATATATCTAATTGGGAGGAAATAAATTGGAAGAAAGACAGTACGTCTCAATCTCTTGGCCAAAAGCCAAAGAAGTAGTAATGGCAATTGGTTGCTATTCTACAGCAAGCGATCCAGTTGGTTTATTTGATTGGCCATTGATTGGATTAAAATTTATACCTCATGCTCAAGTTGGATATAAATGGAGATTTGAAATTATAGACAAAAAAAAGTTATCATATTTTATGATAAAGTATGGTTTTACATTATGAATAATTACAACGAGATAGTTAAAGAATATCCAGAGCTATTTGAGTCAGATACTCCAAACGCACCATTTCCAATGTTTGGATTTGAGTGCGGCATTGGTTGGTATCATATTATTGAAAATGCATGTCGTGTAATTTGCTCTAACTACAACAACGCAAAATGGTTATTGGGAATTACAGAAACTCAAATTGCTGATTACAAAGGGTATACCGAAAGAAGAAATAAATATAGCGAACAGAAGATGACTGAAGAAGAAGTTTTAAATGAATTAAATTTAGAACGCTCAAAAAGAATTGAAGACATACAAAAAGAAAAAGATAGCCTTCCAAAAGTTATGCAGATAAAAGAAAAATTTGGAACTATGCGCTTTTATCTTGGCAACTGTAACGAAGTTCATAACGCTATCACACAATACGCTGAAAATATGTCTTGCAGAACTTGTGAAGAATGTGGCAATGTCGGCAAGAATTATCGGATGAGATGGTTTCAAACCCTCTGTCCTCAACACGCAATAGAAAAGTACGGAAAGGAAGAAGTAGATGAATATGAAACAATGGCCCCAAATCGGTTCTAAAATTAAATTCAAAGGAACTCACATGTTCTGGTTCGTTAACATCGTTAAAGATGCCAACGAACTCTTGGAACTTGGTAAAGAATATACAATTACCAAATTACAACTAGCTTCTAGTTGGTGCGGAGTAATTGTGCAGGAATTTCCAGAGCATAAATTTTCTTTAAGCTTTTTTGAATACGAAAAAGATTTGACAACCGAAGAAGCAATGAAGCTCGAAAAAGATGATTGGGATACTGTAAAGTACGAATTCAAAACTTTAGAAGAGCTTAAAAATAAAAAACATGAAACATAAAATTGGAATCAAATCTTATTCATATGAATGCGGCGATGGGTGCTGTAGTGAATGTGGCAACGAATACTATGTCAATGGAGAGTTTATCCATCGCAGTTCCTGCGATGAAGATGGATGGCTTGCCGTATTAACAGCATTAGGAATCCAAGCAGAAATTGTCGGACTAACTGAAGACAATGAAGAATTATGGGGTATAGATAATTTTTATGAATAAAAATATGATTTATGTTTAATGAAGAAACTCATATTAAAAATCTATTGCGCTGGCTAGTTGCAGAAGTTAAATCAGCCAGTGGTGATGGTGATGCTATTTGGTACTCAAAGCATCAAACTATTGATGAACTTTTGCCATTTGTGGCAGAAATTAATAAAGAATTAAATTTAAAATGGACAATTAAAATCAATGAAACTCCAGATGGTTGCGCTTATCTGTCTTGGCACGACAATCAAGAATGTCTAATCATAACTAATAGCGAAAAGATGTGGAACGAAAGACCAAGCTGGAGTCAATGTTCAATTGATTGGTAATATGGCACACGACGACATTATACCTAGTGACGACTTTCCTCACGACTATACTGATGAAATAGTTTGTGCTTATTGTGGTTATGAGTTTACGGATAGTTGGGAATTTAATGACACTCAAGATGAACAACATGTAGAGTGTTGTGAATGTGGAAAAGAGTTTTTTCTTTACGTAAACATAACCGTCAATTATACTACCAGAAAGAAGCAGAACTTTAATAAATGAACAAAACTGATACAGAAGATCTAAAACTTAAAATTTTTCTTTTAGATAAAACTGCTAAAATTAGAGTGCGTAAAAAAGTTGCCACTCAGTGGCTTATAGATGACAAAACTATTAATATTGGAGCAACGGTATATTGGTTACAAATTAAAGATATTGGTTTAAGTGTTTGTGAAATTACTCTTGCACCTTGTGATGTGAAAGAAACAAAAGTATTAAAATGACGAAGAATTAGACAAATTTTATAAACAGAAATAAATTCAAGCTCGACTATCCACAGGAAACCCTCTAATATTGTAGCATGAAAGACAAGGTGCTATGAATATTGCAGCATCTACCATAGCTAACGAACTGAAACCCAAACCCAACATCAGAAAGACTAAATCAAAATGATTATTGGAACCCTTACTTTCAATCAAGCCATCGACAAACTGTATCACGCCCATTCGATCCATGCGGATCAACTTGGGGAATTTGTTGACATTCACTTACACGACGACGCTCTTGACATACTTCCTTGTTCCAACGATGACAAGTACGAGTTTTTTAAGTCGCAGAATGAAACTGTTTCAATCTGTTCCTCTATTGGTTCCAGTTCAACATTTCAGTACATGAGAATGTACACAGAAGATGGAGACGAAATGGATTTCGTTCTCTTTGAACCCGCACCAATCATCACGATGGATGAACTGCTTCAATTCCGTTTACATGTTGGAAATGGCGAAATATGATAGAGAAGACTAATATGGGACACTCAAACTACAAACTAACAGACGAACAAAAAAGAGTGCTTGATAGTATTGCGAATAGTATTGTAATCGCAATCGAAGATCATTGTAGAGATCATGAAATCTTGAACATGTATGAGACACCTGACAGTGAATTTGATAACGACAAGTTCGACGCAGTGGTGTGGTATATTGGGGATTATATTTCTGCTTGTTAGCTTGACACTCCACATGAAACCATCTAATATTGTAGCATGATCACATTAAAAACACTAGAACAAGCAACCGCCCAAGAAGTATTCGATCAAGCGGCAGAACATTTGTTAACACAGAACAAGCAAAGTGAAGGAGTACATAATAACGGGCTTACTTGTATGTATAGAAGTCCAGATGGGTTAAAGTGTGCGGCAGGTTGCCTTAT